CATCGTTGGTGGGTCCAAGATACCTAATATTAGATATCTCGCATGCGCGTGCTACTGAGAATCATTTAAACGGTTCCCTTGCAACTTACAATCTTAAGTTCACAGATTTATTAACAATGACAGTTGAGGCATTGACTAACCTTGAAGATTATTACACCAACGATGAAAAGGTCACCGATTACGGATTGATGTATCGGTGCCTTAATCAATACAACGACAGACATCGTAAGGAGTACACCTTTGAGGATATTCATGACATCTGCACGATAGCGCTTAGAATATACAAGACCATTTACCCGGCCATTGGTACATTCTTTCAGCAATATACGTTCAGTAGACTTATTGTCTCTCAGTGTCTTGGAGATGACCTATATGTTGAGTGCTGTTGAACCAGAAGATAAATTCTTCATCATTGACGTTAGGCAATATATGTTAAAGCTTGATCAGCAAGATGTCCAAGCACTTAACAACATCAAGATGAATTATCATGATGTATTGCTTTTAGCAGCGACTAGTGCATTAACTAGTCAGTTTGATAAAGTCAAGGTCAAGGATCACGTAGAAGGTGAGCTCTACACATTACTTGATGAATATGATGAGCTGGGTGTGTCGGCCGATAACTACCATACGTTTATGCATGTTATCAATATCACGCTACAAGTAGCATGGCCAATAACCCAGTCTGTAGATAATCTACAACGTAACATTCCCAACATCGAGTTTGTAGATGTTAATATAGTGGGTGATACTACTGTTGTTTACACATACCACATGGTGGGATAAGAGAATATACAATGATAGTGATTATCGATTTACCTATGGATAGGCCGCCCTATCCTCCTGATCCCTCGCTGACAGCCGCAGATATAATTGAAGCGGCTACTGCGTTATGGGTTAATCAATTCATCGATGATGATAACTTTGATACACACACGGTTGATCAGGTTGTTGATCATATCTGTAGCCGTATGGGTTTGAGTAGCGGTAAAAGTGAAGTACAGGAAATGATGTGTCATTATGTTAATGACATTATACTGGAAACCTACGAAGCGGTGGACAAGTCTCTACGCCGCATCATGACAACCTTTGGCAATCGGCCATTGATTGACTACGTAGGTACTAGCTTCCCTACACTGCTTGTCCAAGTTCATCTAGATGACCGCTAATATACTTCTTTTGGACTGTAGTAATTTACAGTCCATTTATGACGTTATGATACCGATATGGCGTTATGAGACTAGACGTCCTATCCCCGCGTCGTTAGATAGCTTAACTTCTGAAATAATTAACTACTATAAAACCTATAGGGTTAAACCCGCTACGAGTTACACATCAGTTGCTAGTTATCTACAGGAGCAATATGAGTTCCCGGTAATAACGCCTATTGTGGAACCTCACTTTGCGGCCTTTTGTAAAGAACTTTATAAATACCATAAACTAGCATTTGTATTGAGCTGTGACTATTACTATATATGTATCAAGCACAATACCATGTATTTAGAATTGGAATAAGTTATGGATAATAATCATCAGCCCTACCCACCTACCAGTCCTGTGGTGTATATTGTCTCAGCAGAGCGTGGTGTCAAACGACTGTATGAGGCTATATCAGCTGAGGAAACCGTCGTTGAAGATTTTAAGAGACTAATAGCTATGGCTGTTAACGCAGCTTCGCTATCAGTAAACGATGTGGAAAACAATCGCCATAATGCTATAAACGATTACCTCTATCCATTGCAACTAACCGTCCGTGAGAGAGAGAATTACATCGCTCACCTGGACGTGTTTATTCAGGATCTAATAACAGGCTTTCACCAACTTGGTATACGTGATCTAGGAGGTGTTGAGTTTGTCGGATTTGATGGGATGGATATTGTCGTTAATGTCTATGCGCAGCAATAATAACAAAAAGGAGCACGTGCAGTGCTTAAATTTATGATCCTAACCCTAGATAGCTTATCGGGGTTAATTGCTAGATACAGTGAAGAGATGAACCCAGATTCACCTGTCGTTAATAATGAAACGCTGCATTGGTTAAATTCAGATATTGATGATTTGATTCAAGGTGGGTTTGAACAACAAACAGACGTCGTACACGCCACGTTAACGTCGATCATTGATGATGTAAGCCGATACCTTAATAGATACAACATTGAGGTAGCTGATTTTAGAACAATAGAAATTGTCAATCGCGACGGTACAATACTAATTTATTTTGGAGAGTTTAGTTATGGTGATATTCCCAAGTCACAATGTAAGCATACGTGACGTTGTTAGCTTCTCGCTATATGACAATACCACAATAGGTACTGTCTTTAGCAGAGTGCGTATTATTGGGGTGGTTGATTACGATACCGCCTCTAACGCCATCGATCCGGTAGCGCTACACGAGGATATCATCACTAACCTACCTGAAGGTAGCATTGATGACCCTACGGCGTATAGCTACTTAAAGGTGCAGATGGAAAATGGCAATAAGACGTTTATCGGCATGCCGTGGGTTAACATGTCAACCCTTGAACGCGTTGGTAGTAGTAAGCTGCAGCTCACTATCGATGATGTTAATAGCGATGACGTCCCGCGCATCCTAGCTGCGTTAACCTCAAATGGCTTTACTGTATCGGATACTAAGATCTTATAATACAAAGGTAAACTTTTACAGACCTCTGTTTATATAGTATGAACGTTGTTGAGTTTGAGACCCTCCTCAGTGTTCTTGATCTTGAGCCAGAAGATCGATCCCTAAAGGTAGTCACGCACCTTTATATTTGTCAAACGTAGTGTTTACCCTTCCTACACCTTTCCTCTAGGGTGTAGGAAGGTTTTATGCCGTCTTTTTTTGTTTTCGTTTTTTACACCCTCAACCAATACCATGAGCAGAAGAATTAACTAAGACGAGTGTCAATATGGAAAACCCATTTGTTCTCCCTACCCAAGAGTATGGTCGAGATTTGAATATCCTGGAACGTTACTATCAGGATACCGCAAGATACCTAGCCTTAGAGACAGGTCGTTCACATGACGAGTGCTACCAGTGGGTTAAAGAAACCACCCACCCTTCAAGCGGTAAGTTGCCTTTAAAAGATCCAAAGGTGCTAAGCCTTAAACGAGACAAGCCAGGTGAGCGTGATAAGTGGGAAACTACATTCCTTGGCTACCTTCAAAAGGTGAACAACGAGAACTTAATCATCAGTCCTACACTAGCAGCATATAGACACCCTGATCAGCACGAGTCTATACTTGCTAAGTATATCCGTAAGAACGTAGATAAGCGTAATGCTGTTAAGAAAAAGAAATTCCAGTCTACGATGGCAGGTAATGATGCTGAGGCTGGCTTTTACGACATCCTGCAATCTACATTTAAAATCAAGAACAACTCAGTAAGTGGTGGTCATGCATCAGCTTTCACACCGCTGTATAACAAATCAACCCACTCTACACTAACATCTACCTGCCGTTCGGCTACCGGGTATGCCAACGCCAACAACGAACGCTTCCTATACGGTAACCGTCACTATTACGATGTGGATGTGGCAATCCAGAACATCATCTCAATAATCAACAATAGTGATTATAAGACAATAGCAGAAGCGGTAGAGAAATATAATCTACACGTCCCTAGTGTAGAGGAAGTCTGTGAAACGATTAAATATTCAACAGACCTATACTGGCGTAATCTGCAGTGGTCTAACCGTATCCACAGTCTGATATCTAAACTGTCTGATATGGAACGTGTGGCTTATACTTACACGGGTAATTTCTACCATCTACGTGAATTAAACCCAGAGTTCACTAGAACGTTCCTAGATCGTTTTACTACGTGCTCAGACACCACGATAGACAACCCAGAAGCAGTCATCAGTGAGATGGATGGGGATCTTGAAGCGTATGTAGGCATTCTGCATGCTCACGATTTAAAGAATAAACCCATCTTTAAAATCAAAGAATCTGAACCTGAGACTTATGCACGCATTGCTAGTTCAGTTAACAATATCTTTGACTTACTGAAAGAATATACAGTATTGTTTAAAGCGTTCTGGGTGACCCTCAACCCGCCCGCATCGGTAGCGGTATTACCCGATGCTATACGTCGTGGTGTATTGGTGTCGGATACAGACTCTACCATCTTCACTGTTCAAGACTGGACTATGTGGTATAAGAATGGCGTGGTTGATTTCGATGCTAAAACAACGAGTGTATGGGCGTTTGTTGTATACATTGCCCAGATGACTACCATGCATCTGCTTGCTTTGTTGTCATCTAACATGGGTGTGGCTAAACCTGATTTGTACAAGTTATCAATGAAGAACGAATACATGATGCCCGCGCTGTCATTGACAAGTCGTGCTAAACACTACGCCTATTACATTAGTGCGCAGGAAGGTAACGTCTATAAGAAGATGAAAACGGATATCAAGGGGGTTGAGCTTAAATCTACTAAAGCCCCTAAAGAGATCATTGAAAAGCTACACAAGTACATCATGAAGCCGATGGACTGGACGTTGGAAGGTAAGAAAATCCCTATTAAAGAAATGATGCAAGAAGTTGCTGACCAAGAGCACGCTATCATTGACAGCCTTAATCAGGGTAAGATCGATTATCTAACCACCGCCGGTATTAAAGCTGCTGAGTCGTACGCTAACCCACAAGGATCTAATTACATCTATTACGATTTCTGGAATACTGTCTTTGGTCCTAAGTATGGTGAGGTACCACCACCACCGTATAGCACGGTAAAGGTATCGCTAAATGCTACGTCTAAGACAAAGGTATCAGAATGGATACGTAGTATCAAGGATGTTGAATTAGCAGAACGTCTTGAAGACTGGATGGGTAAGAATAACAAACTAGCAGGGATAACGCAGTTCTTAATCCCCATGGATGTTATTAGTACCAAAGGGATGCCTGAAGAAATAATCCAATGTATGGATATACGGAAGATTGTGTTCACCACCATGGCACCATTCTATCTGGTATTGGAGACGTATGGGGTGTATATGAAAGATAAGAATATCACTAAGCTTGTTAGCGATATCATGTAGGAGGATGTGTGGCAGATAATTTTCTAACATACCCTAGCCATAGAAAAGGAAGCAGTATCAATAAAGTACTGTCTTCTTTTAAAGCAGGTCAACGAGTCATTGCTGTAGTTGATATTACAGAGGGTGAGTTCGATATGCCCTATGCAAAGGCAAATGATGTATTGCGTATTAAAACAATTCATCTAGACGGTAGAGTAAATCCTATCGAGGTCTATCATGAGCTTGGGGCGGAAGAATATAGAACAGCACTGGAGATACCTGAGGGTTTAGATTATAGCCTTGAGGATAAAGCGTTCTTTGTTAGCGAGCGAGAGATAGCCGCTACAGTTACCAATCCGTTTATGGATAGGCTTCCACCTACAGGCGGTCGATACGTTAACCCAGACTATCGTAAGTAAGACAGCATAACTAGGAAGATCTAGCATCGTGCTAGATCTTCCTGTATGCCGTTATATGAGGAGTTTAAGTCCCTCAAGCTCTATCTCTAAAAGATCCTTAATAACGCCGTGAGGAGCGACCAGTGTGGTCTTATCGCTACGAGCTCGTCTTAGTTCACGTTTGATTGCATTTTCAAAGTCTCTATCCTGACCTTGTTGTGTAGTTAGATACCATGATGTAGCATGTTTAATCCAAGGTAACCATATCAGCCAAAGTATCCAGCTTACTTGTCTGGTACTAACTAAACGGTTAAATGGTAACGCATCTCGCATGCATTGATCTAATCGTAATGGTACATTGTCTAACACATCATCTATAGACGCATTCATTCTGATTAGCTCATCAATAACATCAGGGTATTCTTTATCAACGCTCCCATCAAAACTAGGAATAGCTAGAATAGGCTTAAGTGCACTTTTGGTTTGTGCTTCCCCAAGGTAGTGGCGTAAGTAACGGTTCATTAAGCTAATAGATAACTGATGATCTAACATATTTGCTAATACGTACTGATAGACAAATTGATTAGTAGAACCGCGTTGGTCTATAGGCTTAAGGTTTTCATAATGCGCCCATGTTCTGTACTGGACAGCAAGTAATGGGATGTCTACCGCAATGACACTATAACCTACTTCTTCGTGTTGTTTTTGTCCGTCGGGGAGGTTCAAGTTTAAGTCACTGCTAGGATGATATAAGACACGCACTGCGTTGGCATTAGACCAATCAGCAAGTAAACCATTGCTGGCCCACTGTGGTCGCGTTAACGTTGTAGCTACCAGGATGTCTACGATGTTACCACCATAAAACTCACCTTCCAAAGGTGGGTATGTAGATATCTCGGTACTAATCTGCTGACCATGTGCAATATCAGTTTCAATGTCTTCTAGGTAATCGTAATAGCGCATCATGTTCATGGCGTTCATGGGCGGTAGGCTATCTAGAAGCTTAACAAGGGGCTGGGTGTCTTTTAAACGTCGAGGTGCGCTTATTGCCTTGGCTTTAACACGCTCTAAGGCTTTGTCTAATCCGCGTTGGGCTTGGAAAAGACCCGCAAAAACCTTTTGGTTGCGGTTAGGGGAATCTGGAGTAAAAAGCCGTTGCATGGGTCACCTGTGGATGAGTGAAGTGATGTAAAGTTTTAATGTTTTCGAGTCATACTATAGAGACAGGTAGCTGTCAGTGTACTTATACTTGGTATAGGTGCCTAACCTGTGTCCCTCTGTGAGGCGATTCAACCTAATTAAACACCTATATCATTCTAGTGGTCTATCCAGGAATGGAAGATCTATTAGCTAATTTTAAGTTTGACAACATAATAAAAGGTATACCATTATGGCTGTAAATAAAGATAACAAGTCTACTCCGTCTAACCCTGCTATGGCAGAAGCAATGAAAGAGTCAGGCGCGCAGCAAAGCCGTTCAACAAACCAAAACCAACCCAATCGAGGAAGAAACGTGGAAGGTCCAAAATCCCTAGCCGGTCTTAATTCTTTATTCAGCAACCCAATGACGCGTAGCACTGCAGGCGAAGTCACTGGTGAGCTAACTCAAACGCTTCGTAAGATCCTATCTTCAGAGCGTAACAGCGTACTTGAGAAAGTAACGATTGAACCTGTGGACGGCGATAGCCATTCACTAGCCCTTTCTGTAATTGTATTACAGTTCCCATTCAACGAGCACGTTGCCTGCTATACCTACATTGTAGAAGGTTCTGGTGACGGTCTTGCAGATCGCGTTCCAACTATTGCTGGACAGCAAGTAAACATCAAGACTGTTCCTGGTGACGTATACGACGATAACATGTGGGAACAAGTTAGCATGTATCTTCGCAGCAAGTACGGTAACGAGCGCAGCTTCATCGATGTTGGCGCTAACGTAATTCCACGTACAGTTACAGCTGACCATGAGAAAGAAATCCGCAGCCTATTATACTTCGGTATCACTGCGTGTTACACTACTCTACTTAAAATCAATGGCGATACCAGCAACAGCATTAGCGTAGCTGATATCAACACCGGTGACGTGCTAGCAGCGCAGCTTCGCTACAATCCAGGCGACACGCAAACTGCTGCTGGTCAGACTGTACGTTCAGATCTATCTATCGCACTTCGCGGTATCATGCAAACAGGTGAAGCGGTATCTGCTAAGCAGACTATCCCACTAACAACTGTTGATGGTTACATGGATCTAACTTACGTTCCACGTCAGCAACAACAAATGGCGTATGGTCAGCCTGTTGATCACCGTCAATACGTACCGCGTCTAGTAATGACTAACGTATCTTCTGGTCTAAGCGTTAACACGCTAGAGCTTGAACTACTAGGTCTTTCTACTACGGTACTAGCAGCCCAGCACCACGCATGGGTTAAGTGCTTCAAGCCTGTATACGGTGCCAGTAAGAATGACATTCATGACATCGGCGCACTAGGCTTTGAAGTTGACTTCGCAAACAATGGTGAGTACGGTCGTATCTCTACTAAGAGCGATTCATTCTCAGACCAAAGTCTGTTCGAGCTAGTACAACGCAGCATGTACAACGAAGTACTGTTCTCTTGGGATATCCCTGAAACCGGTGACCTAAGCTGGTTACAAGAAACGTTCCTAGCCGCAGCGGCTGGTAACAGCAAAGCAATTAACACTCTGTTCAATGCAGCAGATACGTTAACTGGCGGTGCGTTTACTCGTAACTACGACGGTGCTCCTCCTCTAATGAGTGAGATTACTCGTGTACATCTTGGTACTTACCTAGATGAAAATAATACTCCACGTGATCTACGTGATCTTGATTACCTAGCGATGCTAAACATCTACGGTGATAAAGACCTAGGTCTAGTTGAAGCATTTGGTAACACTTACGACCAGACTGATCGTCCTCAAGAACTACGTCTGGCAGAGCGTGCTAAAATCATCGAAGCTACACTAGGTGATACAGTAACCATCACTGGTTACGCACGTCGTGTTACATTCAATCCTAAGTTCATCGAAGCGCTTGCTATGGCTTGTGCAGAAGCTGGACTTAAGATCCGCCCTGAGGGTATCTACGGTAACGACATGGGTGCCATTCGTGGTAACACGTCAGCTGTTGGTATGGGTATTGGTCAAAACGCCGGTGGTGCTGTCTTCCAACAAGGTGGTGCTAACTGGGGCGGTTCTGGTATGGGTTACGGTGCTCGTAACTCTGGTGGACTTTGGAACCGCTAAGTTAAAATTAGCTAAGTAGTTAGAAAGAGGGTCTTCGTATCCTCTTTCTTTTTTATGCCCGTTTATAATAAAATAAGGACTTTTCGTGACAAAGCCTATGGTAGAATCAATTTTAACAATAACAACACCTCGCCCATCAGATATCAAATTACTTGAAGAGCAGCAGGGTATTATTCTCAAACCCATTGTCGGCTTTAAAGACGCCTGGGTTAGTCGATGTGGTAAGGTCGTTAAGCTACACTACCCGCTAACAGGTGATGCGTGTTATTACTACGCCACCCTCACGGTGCGCCGACAAGATCAACGTTTGATGGTAACGCTCAAAAGTAGCGAAGGCTCTACCATGCGAACGCTATCTGGTTTAGTGGCTCGCGCCTATCTTGAAGCACCTAAAGACCCCTCGCGTTTTGATCTAATCAACATTGATGAGGACAGAAGTAATTGTCATGCTGATAACCTAGCGTGGCAGCTTAAATCACACACCACCAACTATTATTACGAAGTGAAAGACACTCGTGATGGTTCAGTTATGGAGTTTGATACTAAGAAAGATTTTCATGATTGGGTAAATAAAACGTTTACGTTTAACAGAAAGAAAAGGTAGGATTTTACAGGGGTGAGTAACATTATGTTTATTATCTAAATGTAATATGCTTAGACCTATATTACTAAAAAAGAATAAGCCCTTAACAAATTAAAATAAGGAGAGATCATGCAGGCTGATATCAGTGCGGCGGCTGAGCCAATTACTGCATCCATCGATCAACTTAAAGGTCCTCTTAGTTGGAACTACGAAGATCGACAAGGCGGCGTTTATCTGGCGCTAGAAGATCATGATAAGATCTTTAATAACCTGTCCAATCCCCCTATCATTGTCAATGACGTCAACACGCTGTCTCAGGAAGACAAACAGAAATTCAATGACCTAATATCTACGCGTTACGAGGGTGATTCATTGTCTATCGTACCGTCGTGTGATTGTGGTGAATTATCAGGCGGTTATAACTTAGGTAAGGTTTGTGGTGTCTGTCAGACTGAAGTCCAGCAGTCTACAGAGAAACGCATCGAGTCTACGTTATGGATGAAAGCACCAGATGGTGTTCATGGGTTTATTAATCCTAACGTCTGGTTGATGTTTGAGAAGTATTTCTCAAGTAAGCAGTTGTGTCTTGTCGAGTGGTTGTGTAATCCTAATCTACGTTATGATAATGAGAAGAATGAGTCATTAAACCGCTTGAAGCGTTATAACTTTAAACGTGGTTATAATAACTTCATTGAAAACTTTGACACAATAATGAATGCGCTGTATGACATATTTGCTATACACAAGCGATTAGAGATACAAGACTTTAAAACCACGATGCGTAAGTATAGACATTGTCTATTTAGTCAATACGTACCGGTGCCTTCTAAAGTTGCATTCGTAACAGAGAAAAACGATTCAACCGTTACCTCTGATACACAGACGTCGTTAGCGATGGATGCTATACGTACTATGTCGTCTATCAAACAGGCACTACGTCCTCTTATGCCTAAGCAGTTAGAGAACCGTACCCTTAAGTGTGTTAAACAGCTTGCTGTCTATTATGAAGAAACCTACAAGACACGTCTTGCCTCTAAAGATGGTTTCATTCGTAAACACATGATCTCAGGTAGGTTACATTATACGGCACGTGCTGTTATTGTATCGTTAAGTGAACCCCACGAGTATGATGAGCTACATCTTCCATGGGGGTTATCGGTAGGACTACTACGTACGCACCTGACTAATAAGTTGTTAAAGTTAGGGTATACACCTCGCGCTGCCGCCTGTCTATTACAAGAGTCTATTAGCCGCTATCATCCACTTGTAGATACGCTGTTAAATGAACTTATAGACGAGTCTCCGTGTCTATCGGAAATTGCAGAACACGAACTTACCGTGCCTAAGAAGAAAGGTCTGTATGTTATCATCCAACGTAACCCATCTTTACATAGACTGTCAGCACAGTTCATGCGGGTTACTAAGATCATTAAAGACCCTAGTATCCAGACTATATCAATGTCGGTATTATCATTGACTGGTCCGAATGCTGACTTCGACGGCGACGCTTTGAATATTCTCTTAATCACCGATAAAGAGATGATGCGTAAGATGTATAGACTGTCACCCCATTATGGCATTTTGTCGCTTCAAGAACCATCCAAGGTCTCTGGTTGCGTAGGTATGCCTAAACCGGTGGTAAGTACTATTGATAACTGGTTGAAGAAAGGCCCTAAGGTTAAAGAAGAGGCGGTCTAAACGCCTCTTCTTCTATGAGGTTATTATGGAAGTTAAAAATGAAGTAACGTCGTTAGAAGTAGAAGAGTTACCCGAAGGGTACGCGGACGATATGTTATTAGAAAAATACCATACCTACCCTATAATACGGGACGAGTTTAATATTATTCGTTGGGTACCGCTTAAAAGTCTTTTACCACCACCATTGGATATGTTAGATATTCCGTTTTCAAAACTAATACGGGATTCTAATTTAAAAGATAATGAAATATGTAGAAGATTAGCCGAGAGGTTAGATGGTCGGTCTTTGAGTAGTTATGGTGATGCTTTTAACATGGAATGTAACAGAGTATCCGATGACTCATTTACCCCGCCAACTAGGGTTGAATTTCTCAATGCGGTATTTGATTTTATTGACGCTATTGCTTCTACTAAAAGTATAAAAGATATCAAATCGCAGAATGACATCTTCTTACCCATTGCCGATGCAATATTAAGAAACCACCTAGGGGATGTTAATATACTAGAAGATCATCCAGATGACCTGGGAAGGCTCGCAGAGGTGGTTTATGAAGGCTGTTGTGTTGACTTCTATGCGTTATTGGGGCGTTTTATGGACGTCCTACAACAAGGTAAGATAATGATACTTTATCATGTCGGTGAATACAGCTTCACAATCACACTCGCTGCTGAATTGATATCCGGTCTAATGCACAAGTACGTGCGGAATGGTCGGGTGGTTTCGGTTCCAACAACAGGTGAGATTGTTGGTATATGTGTGGATAACGAACAGGTAAAATATTATCTAAAGACCGCTATTTCCTATATAGATGAAAATATAGGTAGAGAAGGTGAGATAAGTTTCATTAACTCGCTTGATGTTAGAATGGCGCTATCAATTTAATTACAGGTTCGACTTGTATCTTAGGTAGCTCAGAAATTAAACGTTACGCGTTTAACAAACAATAAAAGGATTGGCGTGTAGAATGGGTCTACATGCTTTATTAAAACCTAATGCGGTAATTGCTCTCATTGAGAGCTTCGCATTTAAAATGGAGTCATTATAATGACACGTAAGAAAAGTATCTACACTGTAGATCAAAAGAGACAACTCACCACTACACGTATGCTAATACGTCTAGCCATGCAACGTAAAACTATTTACTATAGTGAGTTAGCCGAACGCTTAGGGTACAATGTGCCAAACATGGCGTTAGGTAAGGTATTGAGCCCGACGCTTGAGCGGGTTAACCAGTGGTGCTGGGAGCGACAGCAACCATGGCTTACCGCGTTAGTCGTTAGAAGCTCAGGGAACCATACAGGGCTTCCTGGTGAAGGTTTCTTTAATGAGATGCAAGAGCTAGGTGCGTATACCCCTGAAGTTGATACCCATAAGGCACGTCGTACTTGGGCTGAACCGTATATTAAGAGTATATGGGATTTCTGGGGTCCTGATGATGCTGATATCTTGTGTAAAGCACGTGTACTGTCACCTAAATAAGGAGTTGATTATGGATTTTGATAAAGGTATTGAAGCAGTTGAATTTATTGCGTCACAAAGAGAAACAGAGGGTAATGGTCTATACCTTGCTCATCTGTTAGCAAGGCGTGGATACATCTTTCCTCTAGATTCCTCGTTACTGTATCTGGCTACTAACAGTGATTGGACAGTAGCGCATGAAATGGCGCGTGCTGGTTTTAACTTCCCCGAAGACCATCCAGCAATGGGTCGTACTAACGATTTAGGGGAAAGCGTGGCAATGACGATGGCGGAGAGAGGCTATGTCTTTCCATTGGACAGTGCGTTTCTTACTTCTGCAAATAAAACAGGCTGGACCATTGCACACACTCAGGCTACTAATGGTTGGGTTGTTGATGATATTGACATCCTATCCTTAAAGGATGATGTAGGAGTTACCGTCGCTCACCAGATGGCGCGATGCGGGCATAACTTTCCAGATGGTCCAATCTTGGACTTTGTCGATAATGCTGGGGTGACCGTAGCAGACTTAATGTAAGACAATGTAACAATGGCTGTCCCTAGGGACAGCCATCTATGCCGGATTCTTTTTTTATCAATATAACCTGATTACAGACCTATATTACCAACGTGTTAATAAACTATATATAGTGAGAACACCCATGTCTGTTATTGATAATTTACTTACGTCGTTTAAACGCCGCACCTTTAAACGTAGTGCTCGCACCCACTTACCCGCTATGAGTTACATTGTAAATAGCGTCAACTATGACGTTAGTAACGTGGTAGGTCATTTTACTGTTGATACCGTGGTGTATTTAGGAGACAGCAGTATAAAAGAGACAGTTGATGTCTTTAGCCCAGAGACCCTTACATTAGAAAACGACCCCCTAGATACCTATGGGTGGTTAGTAAGTTATCTCCAAGCATACGTTAGACGCGACCCTGCTATCCTGATTGTTATAGACAGACTTATGGATCAAGAAAACCATTCTCGATTTGTTAATCTGTGTAACGCCTATTCGGTTAAATTACTTATCCGAAAACCCATCATTTAAAGTATAAATAGAGGAACCCTTTTATGATAGATTTATCTCAACCGTGTGTATTGAACATCAGCTTTGCAAGTCTGCTAAAGCGTCTTGAGTTTAACACACCTATGGGTTGGATAACCCAACCTACCTTTAACATCAACCTACCTTATCCTGTAGACTTTAAAACTATCGGTGTGTATATCGAGCAAACTATACAAAAGGTAGAAGCAGTACCGCTGGCTAACGATGCGGCATATCAAGAAATAGCAAATCTGGCTAATGAGCGTCTTGAGAAAATGGCGCTTGAGTTTGACCGTGAGGAGCTAGTAAAGAATCTTGAAGCGCAGATGGAGTTAGAGTTAAAATCTCTTCGGTTAATATATGAAGTAGATGTTAACCGAACGGGTATGATTATATCAATCGAAATAGCGCCCCGTGACGATCTAGATGAATAACCTTAATTTAAGCTAGGTGGATTATCCACCTAGCTCTTTACTATTTATTTTTTTAATGGAAGGAGTACTCCATGGACAAGTTTAATATACATGGTATCTTTGAGGCCCTTTGCTTTAACCCGTCGTATGAAGAGGCAGCTGGTATCACGTATCATGTAGGCTTAATCATGGCGGCTAAAGAAACAACCTTTAGAGGTGCGGAGACATTACGTAGCGTAGTGCATGACGGACCGTTAGATAGCGAATCAGTACCTAGCAAGGTAGAGCAGGGTTGGTTGCTTGAAAAGGATATGGTAGAGCAAATTTCAGTTGACGGCAAGCAAGGTTTTCAAAGTGCAACACCTAAGGGTCAGGCTGTTTGTAAAGTCTTAGATGTTGCTAAACACTTAAGTGAAATACGACCTATCGATGTTGTACGTGCAGTTAATACCTATTTAAAAGAACCATCGTATGTATATACCCCTAATTTAAGTAAGGAATGTTAACGATGGTTATCCCAGGTAAACTCTCTTTAAAGACACTAGCAGTTATTGCCTCGGTGGAAGCTAAAGCTGAAAGTAAGTCTTTCTTTAATCGAATCCCTCAGTTCTTAGAACAGTTACGTGAAAAGGTTGCAAGCGACATCACTATGACTAAAGGGGAAAGTCCTAGTGAACAGCTAAACCCGAAAGCATTTACTAAGATGCTTAAGGATGTCAACTATGCGACAATCTCAGAGCTTGCTGTTTTTAGACCAACAGGCATGCGTGGTGGTTACCAAGACTACGTAGAGATGCTAGCTGAGTTTCAAGAGCAAATTGGTGGAATTGAAGAGCGCTTACTTACACCATTAAAACGTACCGTTGCGCAAATGCTAGTAGAGCCTAAACGTCTATCTCAGGCGTTCCCGGTTAATTATAAAGTGGTTGACATAGAAAAGCTTCAGAAGTTATTTAACAAAGAAGTAGATCTTCAAGACTCAGGTGACAAGATTGCCTATAGTGATGCAGTTAACCGTAATAAAGACTGGGAAGGTATTGTATCTACAGTAAACCTGTTAGATGACCAATATCAAAGAGAACCTAATAGTGATATCTTAAAATCAGTAGGTGAGTTAACAGAACACATCAATCTGTTGATCCAGCGTATCAGCGACCAGCCTGACGTTTATGTAGTTAAAGGTACGACTTTATCTGCACTGGTAGATGCTACCTATCAAGCAGCTAAGGAAGTTGAACTCTACGCTGCACATGGTTTTAACCTAGCCACTGCTAAGAAAGCATTAGTTGACAGCTATCGTCAAGTTAAAGAAGCTATCGAGTAAAGTACTGCACCTAGAGTCATCCGACTCTAGGTGTTATGCCGTCGTGTAAATTTATACACCGGAATGAGTATAATATGACCTACCCTATGACATCACTAAACGCATTGCCTGCTTAGACAAGCATCTATGCCCATATGCCATAGCGTGGAAAAAAGCTATTCAACGTAATTTCAACTATACATTATCTAATGGACTAAACTAACATGCCATCGTCTTAAACGAGAACATTACCAAAGAGGTTAACATGAAAAATACATTTAAACCGATCCTTCAAGATCACAAACAAGTTAGTACTTTACTTTCGTCATTACCTAAAGGTGACGACAGTGATGCAATACATATCCAGGCCCTCAACCCTGAAACAATGAACAGAGGTCCGCAAGATGTTGTTATTATTTGCGATGCAGTAGGTTACACAGATGCGTTGATAAACGCGTTTAAAGGTTTACATGGATTATTTACTCGCCATGTTCCTCTCACTGCACGTGAAGTAATGAGTGAAATCAACAACACCGTTAATCCGGGCAAGTTGAACTTCACATTCCTACCTATTGATGCTAAAACCATCACTCAGCAGGAATTCATCGAAGCATTGCATGCTAAGGCCATTGATAGTCAGACTAAAGATCTGCAGTTAGTAACTATCGATTACTTAAAACAATTAGACGAAAAAGATATGGCATTCATTTTCAAGAGTGCCTAATAGATGGGGTGGGGTGACCTGCCCTATCTATGCCGTAAAGGACACGCTATCAAAACTTACATGCTAGCGTTACTTTATGAAACCCTTTAACCTAAATTTCAAGGAGCTAATCTATGCCTGTGATTATAGAAGGCGGCGACGAAACATTCAGAGCCGTGGCCTATACTCCACCAAGCCCGTCCCTAACCGGGTTCTTATCTCAGCAACTAGATCAGTTCTCAGCTCAGATTCACCAAGGTGCACAACACTACGTTGATCTAGCACGCCAGACTTTTGACTCATTTAACAGTTCAGAAGCGATGCGGTTAGCTAAAGCAGTACGGCGTAAGGTAGACAGCCTGTGGACGCGGGAAGGTATTTTTGCAATGACTGATATCGGTCAAATACAAAATGCCAACTTGACCATGCAGCGGTGGATTATGGCAGAGCCAACTATTCGTAACATGTATCATCAGCAGCGTTGTGAGGGCTTTGCTGACAGCTATGTGGATATGCATCCAGGGGATGTGGGTGAGAGCCATTACGATTACCGCAGGGTAATGGACGGCTTAGTCGTAGAGCAAGAAGACGAGCTAGTAAGTGTCCAATACTTTGATGAGGTTCATGACGGAGACGAGCTTGATATTGACGAGCAGGTAGCCATCTTACGTACTTGGGATAGTGTCAAAAATGCTATTCACGAGAACAAAGAAGATCCTACCAGTCCCTTCAATGCGAGCCTGTAATGATAAATCTAAAGATGGACTTCGGTCCATCTTTTTTTGTTAAGGATACTAGCAATGTCACAGAAAGTCCTACCCACCCTTACGGTTGATGGCTTTGTAAAAACAGTCCCTCAAACGTGCGACTACCTTTTGGCTTATTTCTTCTTAAGCCAATACTCTCAAAGCAATATGTATTATGGTAAAATATCGTCACTGGCCTACATTATACAAGAACACGGTCATGACGAGCAAACCATGCTATTGCGTATTCAAAGTACATTGACAACACTGTTTAATCGTTACTTTGATTCAGTAGAAGCCTCTGCAAGTATAGACAGAGATAAGGATAACGCTGCGCAGTATGAGATTATAACGAATCTAAACGTACGGCGCGGTAATGTTAGTTATAGCGTAGGGCGACAGGTTAGTCTAATTAACTCTGTAGTACAGAAAATCGTGGAATTAAATAATGGATAATTCAAAATCAAAACAGCAAGAGATTAATGACAATATTTTGCTAAACAGTCACGTGCGTGACGCCATGAAGGTGTTGAACGAAGCAGCGGAAGAACACCCTACCATTGAGTTGGATTTGTTTGTTCGTACTTTCTTACCTGCCATAGGTCAAGAACATGACGAGGCGTTAAATATGGGACCGTGGCTAACAGTAGCAAAGAGCCCGTACAATCCAGTTGATGTTGTTAGCAATGGACAAGTGGTCTTTACTGTACCACCGTTATTAAATCGACGACACACCCGCATCAACGAGCGTAGTCAAGATTCATTAACTACCCTTGCTGTTGTAGCCCAACAGAAATCAGATGCGCATCCACTTATGGGTCAGACTTATCTACGAAACGGTCTGATGAACTACGTAGGTAAAACACGTGTTAATCCTAACGCATTGGCAGAGTGGAATCGTGTATTGACTAAATATGGATACGAGCCAATAGAGACAGAAGCCGTACCCGAATCTGTTAAGCCTGCCTCTGTATCAACTGCATCTCTGTACGACCCTGATGATGTGGATGAATTATAAGGATGTATAGCCTATGCGTAGCAAAGGTAAACACTTAGAGATAGCCTGTCTATCCGATATACACCTAGGTCATGGTCTAGTCCCTACCAGCGATATTATCAATCGACTGTATAAAGCACTACCTAGCAATGCTGAGTCTGATAAACTAGACATTATATTCCTTGCAGGTGATGTTTTTGATAAGCTGTTATTCCTACCTGACGCACCAGTATTAGATATTCAGATTTGGATAGCTGATTTGTTTGAGTTGTGTCACCGCCACAATATCGCACTTCGGGTATTAGAAGGCACGCCTAGTCACGACCGTGGGCAGGGTAAGCAGTTTGAAATGATTTACTTGACGGTAGGGTATGATAGGGATGATAAGTTTGTTGACTTTAAATACGTTCCTACATTGTCGATTGAATACATTGAGTTATTAGATATCAACGTACTCTACGTGCCAGATGAGTGGGACCATGACCCTGATATAACCTGGGAGTCGGTAAAGAACTTGCTGAAAGATCAAGGGTTAGAGCAGGTAGACTTTGCAGTCATGCATGGTAACTTTGAGTATCATCTACCTGACCATTTGAAAATACCCTGCCATCAGTCGGAGCGTTATCTAGAAGTTGTTAAACATTATATCTTCATAGGTCACTTTCATACACACAGCGTGTATGATCGCATCATTACACAAGGGTCGTTTGATCGACTAGGTCATGGTGAAGAAGAACCTAAAGGTCACGTGAGGGTCAGGGTTAGCGAAGACGGCAATCACGATCGTGTTGAGTTTAGAATCAATCATGATGCCACCATGTTTGTTACTATAGATACAACCGGCATGGATGCAGCTGCGGTAATTAACAAAATCAAAGCACAAGACAACCTACCTAAGGGTAGTCACGTGCGTATTCAATGTACTAACGATGGCGATGTTAAAAATGCCATTAGTACACTCAGGGAACATTTTCCACACTACACAATAAAACTAAAAGTTGTCAGTGAGGAGAAAGTCGTTAACAGTGACGTTACAGGGTTAACCGCTAAATATGAAGCGGTGGAAATATCATCTTCTAACGTCACTAAACTATTAGAAGAAAAATGCATAACCATGGGGTTAGATACTAACCGTATTGAACAGGTTAAAGCATTGTTAGATAGAGTACAAGCCCAATGAAACCAGAAACAAGATTAAAAATAGCCCTTCACCACACTATCATTACGTGTTCTAATTTTAAAGACAAAGATATTGATAAAATCCTTATCATGTTATCGAATTGGGACCTTGAAGTAGGTAAGCCGGTAGGTGGCGTTTACAGCAAAGTAGATGCCCTATTCCAAAAGACATTCCCAACCCCTGACTCACTTGTTGAGTTTGTGGTGTCGGTAGAATACGGGTACATTAACCAGCACAATCTAAATCACTACAGAAACATCATTGAGTTCTTAATGAGGACGTATGGTGAGTCTTTAGAGAGCATGACTGAAATCAAAACGTTTCTTAAAGTCATTGAGCGTAAAGCAGAAGGACCAAGAGAAAACTACTGCTGGGATAGTGAGACAATCCTACTGGATAAGCCTGCTTATAAAAGCGAGATAGGGTGGTTGTTGTTAGGACCTGGATTTAAATTGCGTCAGGGCCAACTATCTAAAGAAGCAATGCATGCGCGTATAGATGCGTTGCTAGGAGAAAACAATGGATCTAACACGTGAGTTAGGTGAGTATGGTATTAACATAGGTACGTCAGTTGCTTTAGAGGAAGGTTTTAGTCAACTAGAGACATTCCCTAAAACCTTTTGGGTAAACATACGTACCTTGCTCAGAAACACCTACGGTGCTATCAGCGATAACGTGGGTATTAGCGACATTGCTTTAATTGAAGCGATGGATGAAGAAATGGAAGGATTGGAAGCCGCCATTGTTGCATTGAGTAAAGAACAAACCTCAGTGGTATTCTACCATACGTCACATGCGACAATAGATAAACAGTTTCCTAAAGCTCAGCTTAAGAAGTTAAAGACACCTGGACAGTTGCAATATCGCGTCATAGAACGTTCAGTGTGTAAGAAGCTTCTTTCGCAAAACACTAACATCCGCCAGTTTGACGTTGCTGTAAGAGGTGACAGATCAACAGCCATGATGTTAAGTCATTACCCTATCGACTTGTTATCCCACACTTACTTTGATCGCCTAAGTCTTATAGAGAGCCATACAGGTGCGATAAAGAAAAAGGACAAATGGAATACCAAGTTGACCGGAGGTAAGCAGTTAACTCACATGCCTTTCAACAGCATGACGTTACAGGTGTATGGGGATGGTGCAACTAATTTTAACACCATGCCACATCGTATTAAGGTCACGCTTAATGAGTTAGCTAAGGAGAAACGTTGGCACGCGTTAACTACCAAAGATAAAATGCTGTATGATATCAACACCTTAACGGATAAGATAGCAGCCAGTTTTTACAAGCAACTGCTGGCTGTGAGTGTCAGATAATACATAGACCAGCAATAACATGAAGACAAATTAGCCCATAAAGGAACCCTCTAATGGCCGATAATAACTTTCGCCGTCCACCTCGCAAGAAGAATGTGTTGGACGAGACAAAACTACGCCTTAGCGCCGATCCCGTATCTGGTTCTAAGCGTCGCCCTTCTCTTGCGTTTAGTGTGGTAAAGAACAACCCACGTATTGACATCTATACCAATGTAGAGGGTGATAAGAACAACGGTAACATCCGTGCAGCAATGGACGCGCCAGTATTCTTTGCTCTAATTGGATTGGTTGAAAAGGCCATTGAATCAGAACCAGGTCAGCGTTTTGTAATTCAAAACAAGAACTATAAATGGTTCGGCCAAGGTAAGAAATCTGATGCACCGGTAAACCTAAGCGATACCTTAGTAGGTAAGGATGCTGAAGGTCGTATCTTTATCAGCGTTATTGATAAAGAAGATAATAGCCGTCCTAAGATCAAGTTTATCTTTAGCTCAGGTTACTGGCATGACTTATTCCATGGTGATGGTTCACCATTTAGCGAAGCGGAAGATAGCGTACTGTGTGCCAAGGCATTTACTGAAATGCTTAAAGGTCTAGTACCGTTAGTTATGGCTAACGAATATACCCCACCACCACCTCGCGATCAACAAGGTGGATCTGGTTATGGCGGCGGCAATAAAGGCGGCGGCAATAACTACAATGGCGGCGGTCAGTCTTCGTCACCAACCATTGACTTTGATGATGATATCTTTTAATCATCACGGTTAATTATTTAAAAGGTAGGCGTTGGCCTACCTTTTATGCCCATTAGTGTATGCCAAACAACTTAACACCTACATTATTTAATCGAACCTTTCCCCTAACGATCAAAAGAGGTATATATGAAAATCACTATTGCACAGCGCAAGCCAAACGGAATAGCGTCTGTACTGACTAGCCATGGTGATCGTAGTCATGAGTGGATGTTAAGCCCGTATGAGCGTACGTCCTTTCAAAACCCTGATAACATTTTCAACAATGCCAATGCGTACTTAGAAAAACTAGATAAAGAAACGCAGCATCGCATTTGGTCCATCTATGACGATATCTATTTAGCATTTGAAGAAATAGAAAACATAGATGTACTTCAAGAAACAGTAACGGAACTTGTAAACCGGTTATACTCATTTATTGACGTAGATGCGCTGCGTCTATGGTGTAACCTCTACGGTGTGTATAACATGCCGCCTGATCTACAAGATACGTATAGTGAGGGCTTTACACGAGAACTTACTTATCTAAGAAGTGACTATAAAGGTCTATTGTTCTTAACTACCGCATTGCGTTACATGGTACCTATTTGGGGTGAATACATTAAACGTAATAAGGCAGAGATAGGTACAGCATATAAGGAATACATGGCAACAGCGTTAATAGGTCAGTCTGATTTATACGAGACACCTGAGATCGCCCGACTAATCGAATACATCGAAGCACGTATCGGTAACCAAGATACATTGAAGCCTACTACCATACATGGTGGTCTAGGTAGCGTGCAGCAGACAGATTGGTTATTGTCACGTACTCTACTAGGTCGTATTGCTGTAGCGGAAACTGATAAACCCGATGGGTCTATCATCTCTACTATCTATAACGTTATTACCAATCTCATTGAGAACATGGATAAAACGTTTGGTTCAGGTGGGATGATATTAGACATAGATCGTTATCGACCTAAGCGTGGTGAGGAGCGTGAGGATAATGATTCAGTTGCAGAGAACCTGCAAGTGTCGCAGCGTGTATCAGATGTACATCCTATCATAGCCGAGACCTATGTATCTAAGTACGTGGACATGGCTAAGGAGCTTTCTCCAACAGTACCGATACGGTTGGTAAAGGAATGTGTAGTAAGGTTAACCAAAGCGGACGATTTAGACATTGAACCGTTCAGAGTTAACCTGGTGGCGATAATTGCATCAGAGGCAGTCTCTATACGTTCTCTGCATTCACTACACCACCCGGAGTTATTGCGACTAATAGGTGTTGCACAGGCTATATTGATCCATCATGGGTTTGATGATCTAGCCCATGTGTTAACAGCTCGTTGTCAGCCGCAAGACCCAACCATTATTAAAGGTGATACGTATAGTAATAATACGCGTTCACGACTTACTAAAGACAATGTAGATGCGTTGATGAGACTTTATCCACATTACAAGTTAAAGACTCGTCCAGGTGAACGTAAGAAAACAGATTGCGAGGGTGTTGAATTTATAGAGGGATTCAATAAACATACCCAGGCGTATGATTGGTTCTACAATTCACCTGACACATTGTTACAAAAGTCTACCCCGCCAGCAGTAAATGGCAAGCCGTTATTGATCTCTACAGATATTAGAAACCAACTGGCTAGTATGCTTCTAACATTCTTAGATCGACCGGTACAGTCTGAGCAGACTGTTTAAACCCCCTTTTAAAAAATAACTACGTAAATAGGAAGTGTGAAAATGCTACAATCTAACATGACAGTACAACGTTTGATGTTCTTCGAGATGGGCAGCTACCATGCGTTAGCTCTCCGCCCATACCAAACACACACGGATGCTCAGTCTATAGGTATTTTCAATGACGTGACTAACGGTGGTACTAACCTAAGTACCAATGCAGTAGCGCAAGGTTGTGATGGCTTGGTAAGACCATCAGCACAGGCTGCTGGAATGGCAAACATAGCAGGAGGATGGGATGAACGTCGCTTTGTATTCCTCATGCATGTCTCTTTTGAGAAAATGGGTGTCACTATTTATCAAGTATTATCTGGTTACACTGACCGTTTTGACCTTAGTCTAAATGGGACATTGAGCCCTGACATGATGCTGCACTTCAATAACTCTGTTGAAATTAGACAGAGTGCTATATTAGGTGCAAACGGCCGACAAATGCAAATGTCAGTACGCGATGCGTCACACATCCTTACAGATAGCGTTGGTGGTGTTAACCAAAATGGATATCCAGGAGGCTGGGGTGCAGGTACGCAGAGTCTGAACTATTCGTGTAGTATGCGTCCAATGGATATCTTCCATAGAAGTGGAGTTCCTAGTGTGCTTCACGAAAGCTCTTATACCAACAATGCTGTTGATGGTCGTGTGAGCTTCCTACAAGGACCTAAGAAGAGCCGACGCTCTAACTCATCAGCCCCTGTGTATCTAAGTCGTCTGCTAACTGCACAGCAAACAGCAGAAAGAAACAGCTTAGACGCAATGGACGATGACCAAACGATCCACAACGCAGCAGCAGGTCAGGTAATTGAGCAAAGCATGATGGATGATGGTTTCATCTCAACACTAGATAATCACAGCCAGATCATGTCAACCGCAGCAATTAGTTATGGCGAGTTATGCTCATTTAACCCCCACGTAGATGGTATTACTCAAGTTATTAAACGTAAAGCTGGTGCTCCAATGCGTCACGGTCGTGATTCAAACCACTGGAACGGTGCTAACAATGAAACACTTATTGCTACAATCCTAAGTCACTCAGTACCTGCGCTGATGCTAGATTTGATGCTATTAGGTGTAGAGTTTACAGCAACTAACAGTACAATAGATAGCGATTACGCAGTTGCCGTAACTGGTGCTAACAGTTTTGCTGAAGGTATTGACTTACAGCCATATGTAACACGTTTCATTGACCGTTTGAAGTTTGAGATACTATCGGATATTTCGCGCCGTAACCGCATCTCATTTGGCATCCACATGCGCTGTGATGTGGTAGCAGACACAACCATAGATATCACGTTAGACGGCAATACAGAGCGTTTCACGATGCCTAGCTTCTGCGACGCATTAGCAACACCTGTATTTACCACACAACGTACCGATCTAGATAACGTTGCTAATGACATTATGTCAATTAGTAACAACCTAGAGGCCACGGCAGCAATGCACTACGACCATGGTCAATCGCCTATAGTAACCCCCTTTGACAATCAAGGAGTATAACCATGAGCCGCCTAATAAATCTTTATAAAACCATACTGACCTCGGCGGGTCTTGAGTCTGATGCGCAAGGACGTATCTATCAAAAGTTAGCAGGGGAGTCAATCCCCTGTACAGTAGGTGAGAAATCGCTATTGCTGCCAACCAAAGAAGTATTGAAAGATACGGACTGGACAAGCGCTATTGCATTTCATCCACTTAGTGAGAACGTGGCTCGTGGTGAGTCACCTATTATCAAGAAGCTTAAAGAGCTACTACTTACGCGTGCTACTCGTGTATTAGATGGTTTAGCGTTTCAACTGCTATCAATGGCGGCGAATACGCAAACGCACGAGAAGTTCTCACCGGCACAACTTGAATACCTGACGTACCTTAAAGATGCAGATGGTAAGATGGTAGATGCTTATCGCAAGATGATAGGTTCGGTGACCATTGATGGTAAGCACCGTTTGATTAACATGTACCTAAAACGCTCAGGTACACTCAACGGTACTAAGTACGCCCGTCTTTGTATTACCAGCTTACCAATACTGGATAAGTCTGATGAGAGTGAGCGAACGTTGTTTGGCCATAAGGTGAGAAAACGTGACTTTACCTCTATTCCTCAGTTATTTGAATACATCCTACCTGGTGTTAACGAAAACGCATACAGCTACGGTACGCATAACAAAACGGCACCGTTCTTCCATGCGCTAATGCTAAGTTACCTTAACATCGCTAAACAACTTAACCAGCGTGTTGAGATGTTTAAAGAGCATCTAGTAGATGTGGATGACTTGCTAATTGATGTAAGCTTTGAAGCTGAAATGGGTTGTCTATCGGACATGCGTGATGAGATCCCACCACTAGAAGGTAATCAGGGTGATGTTGAAAACAAAGCCCCAGATACTACAGCTAGCGTGGCTAAGCCTGGTAATGCACCAGCATCAACGCCTAAGCCAGTGGAATCTAAGCCATCGGCTCCTGCTAAGTCAGGCGGTGCTCGTGAATGGAATACCATATCAGGAAACCGTGGTCATGGTAACGGCTACCAACCAGCAAACACTGGATGGAGTAATGCAGCGTATGCACCACCACCAAGTGGTCGTGCTGCGGCAATGCAGAAACAACGCCAGGTTGCTTATAACAATTCACCTTGGAATCAGGGTCAGAATGCTGGATGGGGTAACCCGCAACCACAGAACACAGGTTGGAACCAAGGTGGTTCCAACGGTGGTGGTGTTTAAATAATAAAGACGGCATAAGTAGAGGGGTCAAACCCTCTACTTGTCTTTTTTTGCCGTCAGGCTGTCGATTTTTACATAGTAAACAGATAATATGTTAAACTCTATTAGCTAAATGCATAGACTTTAAACGTTCTATTTCTTCTATAGCAGGCATGATAACCGTGTTCTTGTCTTTATAGTCACTAGGGTGCTCATAGCCGTTTACACGCAGCATGATCCAATGGTACTTAGTGGCTACATCTAACTCTAACATAAGACCATAGAAGTCGGACTCCTGTCTATATACACGGTGTTCGTCAATCACAGCAGTTTGGGTCTTTTCATGATTACGTAGATACTTTAAATGCGTTTCAATCATGATGCGAAAATCAGGGTCATAGTAAACATCAGCGCCATTAGTTCGCTGTAGTTCATGAATTTTTAACGTCATCGAGCTTCTCCTAAACAACTTAACACCTACATTATCTTAGAGCAACAAATAACATAAGCCCTTTACATAGGATAATTAACCATGTCCAATAATAATACATCCGAATTACATCCGGAGTTAATGGGTCTAGGTAATAACTTAGATTCATTTGGTAAACATAACTCAGCCTCTCGTAGAAAGATGTTCTCATCTCACTTGAGTCAGGCATTGGTTATTGAGGGTTCGACCCCTAAGCGCATTCAGACAGGTGCTGAGCGCGAGCTTGGTAAATACACTAAAGCTATAAAGATGCCGGTTGATGCATCTATAATTAAAGTCATTCAGCGTTATCCTCGCCGACCAGGTGCTGATTCTATCAAAGAGAACCCAGCCACGGCTATTATTTACGAAGATGTCAATACACAGGAAGTTGATATCTTGATGGTTGAGAACTATTGTTCCGATCATAACACGTTTGGGTTTCAGTATTACTCCACACCGGCAATGGAGAAAATCTATCCAGGAATGCAGGTTCCTAAGGGTACAGTACTTGCTAAATCCAAGTCGCTTAAGGATGACGGTAACTATGCTTATGGCTTAGAAGCAAACGTTGCCTATATGTCTTTACCGGCTACCATTGAGGATGGTTTTATTATCAGTGAGTCTATGGCGGAAAGACTTACTACTACCATGACCGGTTCTCGCGTAGCTAGCTGGGGTAAGGAGTATTACCCGCTTAACTTATACGGTGATGAAAACAACTACAAGCCATTCCCAGACATTGGTGATAAAATACGTGAAGATGGGCTACTGTTCGCTCTGCGTAAATACGATCCAGCACTTGGGATGGTAGAGATGACACCTAGGGCGTTGATGACACCAGACTACACGTATGATAAACTAACGTATGTTTCACCTGCAGCCGGTGCGACGGTTTATGACGTCGTGGTCGATATGGATCACAACCTACCTTACAGCATTACGCCTGTGGGGATGAATGCGCAGCCTGATAAATACATGCGTCTGCGTGATCAGTTCTACGAATCTATTTACAATGAATATCGTCGTCTTGCCAAACATCGTGGTAAGGGTCTTCAATTGTCAGGTAGATTTACTAACTGGGTAACACAGGCCATTGCTAATAAGCCTAATGCTTCACCCCATAAGGTCACACGTAAGTATCGCTATACCCCACTTGACGATCGTCGCGTAGAAATTAAATATGCGAAGAAAGTAAAAGCCACTAAAGGGTTTAAGCTTACTGATAGTTCAGGAAGTAAAGGGGTTAACTAAACATTATAGGAAAATAAATGAAGAAACAGGCTTATATCGATTTAGGTCGTGGTAAGTATGGGGATCAGTTCGATTACTCATTACTACCTACCACGGTTCCTAAGAGAGGGCCTGTGGATATAATTTGTAAAACACACGGTAAATTCACGGTAATATCTAGAGACCATTTGCGCACTAAATACGGTTGCCCCCGTTGCGCTTGTGAATCTAGAGGCAACGTTAAGACAAAGGATACAATAAAAGCTTGCAAGCTTAAGTTTAATGACAAGTTTGATTACTCTCAGGTGAGTGAAAAGGCTAGTCAATCTGACGCTGTAATAATAGTCTGTCCAAGACACGGCAGCTTAACTACTACATTAAGGAAACATTTACATTCATTAACGGGATGTGAGCGGTGTGGTAGGGAGCAGCGTAGTGAAACGGTACGCAAGTACGACTCTATAGAAACACTATCAAAGTTAATTGATAGTAAATACACTTTGAGTAATTTTAATATTGCGAAAGCAACAGTTGATTTTACATGTCCTGAACATGGTACTGTGACCCGTAGCGTTACAAGTATTAGTGAAGGTAGAGGCTGCATGCCTTGTTTCTACGATAGATTGAGAATAACAAGATCACAGTTTTTAAGAAGAGCCGCTAAGGTACATGGTAAAGAATACATCTATTGCATTGGTGAATTGAAAACCACTAACCACTGGATGACCATGAAACACTTGAAATGTGGTATTGTTAGTAAAGTTAGAGTCAGTAATCATCTATCTGGTCAGTCTTGCATGAAATGCAAAGTTTCATCGCTGGCTGAGGTGCGTATTGCTGACTTCTTAAAAAGAAACAAGATACGCTACAAAGAGCAGTTTAAAATAAAAGGTCACCTTTACAGGTACGACTTTTTCATACCTGGCATAAATCTACTTATTGAATACGATGGCGAGCAACACTTTAGACCCGTTGACTTCTTTGGTGGATTAATCGCTTGGGAGAAAACTGTAGAGCGGGATAAAGAAAAAGACCATCTCGCAAAAAGTCACGGCTACAACCTTATACGTATCTCGTATAAGAGTTTTGATACTGTGGAAAAGACGCTGTCTAGGGCAATAGACAGTAAATTTAAATACCGTGTTAATAATAAGTTTTACAGAAACTTCATTGAACTTTGCAATGCTTTAAAACTTTCACCGGATACTTCAGTGAAAGACGTAGAGCATTATCGAAGCTATAATGTTTTATCAGCCTGCTTAGATAGTAATGTCTAAGTAATCCTCCTTTAACTGCGGGGACGTCCTTAGAGACTATACTACCAACCTGTCCTAGTAATAGAGGCGGGGGCGTTGCTAACTACAACGATACGGTAAAAAGGTATAGTATTGGATAATCCGCATCCAAGCACCCTACCTACGTACGTAGAGGGTGAAGGTTCAACGACTAAGGCCTACCAAGCCTGTACTGTGCAAGCGCATGGGAAATGGGGAGCTACCTTTAGTAAAACCTATATTACTAAAGGTAGAAGATATAGTCTAGTCTGCATGGAAACATGCAGGAGTTCATAAGAGAACCGGTCTACCGTAGCGAGGTAGATTGAATATAACGAGTCGTAGAAGTGTGGTCAGATAGTCAAATGCCTGTGGGTCAAAATGGTTTACGTGCAGATGTTATCATGGATCCTATCTCGCCGGTTAAGCGTATTAACTTGTCTCAGCTTTACGAGCAATATGTTAATGCAACTAGCCATATGGTGACATGTGTAGTTAGAGATCTGATGGGTAATGGCGAGCACCAGCAAGCGTGGGAGTATTTGAAAGAGTACTACAGTGTGGTATCACCGCCAATGATTCAAACTATCAACGAGGTGTTAAACAACGATCGCCGGATAGCTACGCATTTAGACATCATTGCTGCTGAGGGTATTTATCTCTACCTTCCTGTAGATAGCATACACATTGGACCTAAATTAATCCAAGACCTCCGCACTAAGTTTCCAGTGGATATACAGCCGGTTACTTATTCGCCCGATGGTGTTAACCAGGTAACTACAATTGATCCTGTATTAATAGGGTCTAAGTACATGATGTTATTAGAAGCAGCACCAGATAACTGGTCATCTGTATCTACCGCTAAACTACAGCATCATGGTTTACCTGCTAAAGCATCTAAGAGCGATCGTTATGGTTCACCTAACCGTGAACTACCTGTGCGTATCATGGGTGAGGATGAAGTTAGACTACTTAATGCTGCTCTAGGATCTGACGTAACGGCTGATCTATTAGATCGCTCTGCATCCCCAACCACACAGAAAGCTATTATTCGTTCAATATTAAACTCCGATAAACCAAGCAATGTTGAAAGTAACGTTAATCGTCGCAAATTCCCAATGGATAACGCGCGACCATTGGTATACGTTAAACACTTATTAAGTTGCGCAGGTGTTAAATTTGTAAGAGGGACGTACGATCATGAGAAAGTTTAATGTAAGAGAATTACAAAAGCTTAGCTCTGAAGAAATGTGGGCGATGGGCGACGAAGTATTTACTATTATCTTTGACGATGGTGAATTAGTTACCTCTACCCGTCCTACCATTCTAAGTCATTACTACTGGGAGATGCAACGTCATTTCCCAAATGCAACTATACTCAAGCGCCATCATGTCGGCAATGGTCATTACACCCCTAAGCTTCATGAGGAAATCTTAAGTAATGTGTTGTTCGATACGTATTATGCGTTGAATGAAGTAGTTGACATCATGCTACTCAGTCGTATTGCTTATGAGATTACTAATAAGCTCTACAACGATGCGACTAATCAATTAGCTGGGTTTGTATCAACGGTAAGTATTTTAGATTACATTGAGATACACAACCACCCAATAACCGCAAAGGTTAGGGATGAATTTAGACCCAACGAACGGGCTATTGAGCGTGGCTATGAACAGATTAAAGATCTACTGTATAAGAAAGAAGAAGAACTACCTAACAACAACGTTGCTGGGTTCTGTCATTCTAACGTCTTAAGTGTAGGTCAGATTGTTCAGTCGGTCGCTGCACGTGGGTTTGTAACAGATATTGATAGTCATATCCCACCTAACCCAATCCCAACTAGCTACACAGAAGGGATGAATACGCTACATGATTCGATGATTGAATCACGTTCAGGCTCCAAAGCATCGTTAGCACAGAAAGATCCACTACAGACCACGCAGTATTATAACCGCCGTATGCAGTTGGGTTGTGCGATAATACAAAATCTTCATAAAGGGGATTGTGGAACAACGCGTACCGTGAAGTTCCGTGTATTGCCGCAAAGTGTCAAGGTGTTGGTAGGTAAGTATTACTACGACAGTGACAACGAGCTAAAAGTATTCATGGGTAATGAAGATCATCTGATCGGCGAGACGATTAAACTGCGTTCACCGCTGGCGTGTGAGCATCCAGACCCTTACGGTATATGTAGTAAGTGTATGGGTACGGTGGCGGCATCTGTTCCACCAGGTGCTAATCTAGGTCACGTAGCGGCGGTAGAACTATGTGCGGTTATCTCGCAAAGCGTACTCTCTATTAAACACTTAGAGGTAAGCTCCGTTGCCATTGAGATTAGTCTAGATGATCACCATCGTCGTTATCTGCGCCTCAATGCTAAAGGTGATAAGGTATTCATTAGAGATCAAGACCGTTACGACCGTATGGAGCTGGTGCTTAACCACAACGATGTTAAACATATTGGCGATATCAACACAATCGAAGATATTACTGATTTATCATCGAGCCGTATTTCATCGTGTCGTGATATTGTACTTAATGGGTATCGTGGAGATGAGTTTGAAGATGTGTTATTGTCTGTGTCATCAGGTAAGAACTATTCTTCATTATCAGGTGCAATGTTAAACTACCTAAAAGAACATGGTTGGTCTCTAAACGAGAAAGGGTTCTACGTATGTGACCTCAGCCATTGGGACTTCAATGAGCCTGCATTTATTCTTCCAATGAAACACATGAACATGTTGGAGTACATGGACGTTATTAAGACGTTCATTGAGTCATCAAGTTCTCAGGAAGATAAGAGTGCAAGCATGTCTAGCCGTACAACGAAGAAGCCTAAAGACGATAAGCGTAGCCGTATCGTTAATTGTGATTCAGTGTCACAGGCTTTGATGGACTTGCATGTGTTGGTGTCTGAGAAGTTGGGTGTTAACGTGGTGCATCTGGAAATTATCATCCTGTCAATTTTAGCACGCGACCCTGATCGTATGGATCACCGTCTGCCGCGTCCTCAAGATCAAAAGGTCTTTGGAACGTATAAGCAGAATATGGAACTTAGATCGTTAACAGGCCAGGCTGCATGGATGAACCAGGCGCAGATGATGATATCACCAACGTCGTTTGCTCTGACTAATCGACCTAAGCATCCAATGGATACGGTGTTCATGGGTAAATAAAACAATAAAGGAGGGCATCGTGCCAACTCAGTATTACGCACATGTGGATGTAAAAAGTCACCATGTACGGTTCCACACCATGATGCCAGAGTGTAAACGCGCCCTCTATGATTATTGCGAGCGGTTAATCGATTATGACCAAGGGTACGATCCTCGTACCCACAGTTACTATAAGATACCTAAGCGTGTCTTTGCCGCATCACCGCATGATCGTAGAGAGTTGCGTTTCCATATTAACCAGTATAAAGATATACTTACACACCTTAACGTAAAGGGAATCAAAACCGAACAATTATTAATTGAGCATTTTACTCCGGTAGAAGGTGATGATGTTACTAGTTTTGTAATAGATGACGACATTCAACCTTACGAGTACCAATTGCCAGTTATTGACCATTTCCTTACACCGGGTGTAAGTAAGATAACCAATGCGCCAACGGGTAGTGGTAAGATGCAACCATTAGACAGTCTAATTAAGATACCTGGTGGTTGGAAACGAATGGGAGATATACAGGTAGGAGATAAGATCACAGCACCTGACGGACACGACACTTTTGTAAATGGCGTATTCCCTCAAGGGAAAATGCAGATTTATAAGGTTACGTTTGCAGATGGTCGGTCAACTGAAGTTGGAGGTGAGCATCTTTGGAAGATGTTTATTGCTAACTACCATGATGTCGATAAGCGGTGGCGTATAGGTGATACCTTTGAAATGATGCGTGAACTTAAACGCTCACAACCTAGAGTGTATATACCGCTAATTCAACCTGAACAAGGTAAGTACAAAGAACTACCCATTCACCCATGGACCCTCGGCGCTATGTTGGGTGACGGTTGCTTTACTACCACGACTCCCACATTCACCACTACCTACGTGGATGTCTTCCATAAGCTGTCAACTCTGTTACCAGAACACGTTACATTAAGTTGTGGTGCTAACGGGCGAACTATTGGTTTTGGAAATAGTCATGTGTTTAGAGATTACTTCAAGCACTTAGGACTATGGGGTTGTCGTTCCGCTGATAAATTCATCCCTAAGATTTATTTAGAAGCTTCCGTAGAGCAGCGTTACGCGTTACTTCAGGGTCTGATGGATACCGATGGAGGTATTGATGTCAATTCATCCATGGACTACTCAAGCGTATCTGAACAACTAGCCAAAGACGTTCAATACTTAGTCAGAAGTCTAGGAGGTATTGCAAAAATATCTAAACGTCAAACCTACTACACCTACAAGGGAGAAAAGAAACCTGGACAGCCTAGCTTCAGGGTTAACATTCGCCATCCTAAACCATCTTCACTCTTTACTGTACCACATAAGCTCGAAAGGGCTAATGATGATAATCAGTATTCTAAAGGATTGAAGTTAAAGGTTGTAAGTGTAGAACCATCCCGAATGGCTGAAGCACAGTGTATATCGGTTACACACAAAGATCATCTTTATGTGACTGATGATTTTGTGGTTACACACAACACCATGATGTCTTTATATTCCACATGGATGATAAAGAAAAGAACCATCTTGGTTGTTCCTGCTAAGTACATCACCGAAGGTAAATGGATTGGTGATATCACTAAGACATTAAATGTACCTAGGGAAAAACTGTGTGTGGTGAAAGGATCTAAAGCCATGCGGACGCTTATCGATTTAGGATTAGCAGATGCCTTGGAATATGATTTTATCATTATATCAGCGACTACCATGTACAACTTCTACAAGGCGTATGAGGAAGGAAAGCTGGAGGAAGAAGGGTATAACTGCGACCCCGATGAATTGTACACGGTTACTAAAACAGGACTACGCGTAATAGATGAAGTACATGAGAACTTCCATCTCAACTTTACGCAGGATCTGTACGGTCATGTGGCTAAGACGATTTACATGTCGGCGACGTTAGTTTCTGATAATGCTTTCATTAATTCAATGTTAGAAGTTGCCTATCCTGTTGGCGAACGTATAACACCGGATTATGATGGCAAATATATCGCCTGTACAGCCCTCACATACCGTTGTAACAAGGTAGAGCTACTATCGCATAAGCGACGTAAGATGTACTCTCAGATGCTCTTTGAGGCGTCTATATTGAAGAAGAAGTTTCGTAGTGAAGCTTACGCTGAAATGATCTATGATATCGTGCTTAATGAATACATCAGTATCCGTGAGCCGGGGCAAAAGATGATGATCTTTGCTGATACCATAGAGATGTGTACCTATCTAACATCGTTTATAAAGCCACGTTTGACTGACTTAACTGTCAATAGGTTTGTGGGTGAGGATCCAGATGAGTATCTTTATGAATCTGATGTAATCATTACTACACCTAAGTCTGCAGGCACTGCGGTAGATATCAAAGGGCTTAAAGTTACCTTACTGACATCTGCAATTGGCTCACGTCAATTAAACGCGCAGATACTGGGTCGTTTGAGAAAGCTAAGAGGCTTTAAAGATAACGTACCACGTTTCTTTTACTTAGTTTGCGAAGATATAGATTCTCATGTTAAGTACCATGAAAGAAAACTTGCTACTTTCTCAGATAAAGTTAAAACTCACCGTACGCTGCAAACTGCGTATGTGCTATAAGGAGAGATCATGCCAACAACAGGTAGTAGTAATCGTCCCTATAAGACAACCTCAAAACAATTAAGTCCCAAGGTGCTAGCCATGCTTAACCGTAGACTTAGAAAGTTAAAGTAGACGTATCTAGGCTCGCCTCCTTTTGGGGGTGAGCCTATGACCTATAAGGAGTTTTTTATGTTGTATCATCTTGTTAATGGTGAGCAGGTTTCAGATCCTGAACCGTTCCCAGGTGAAGACATCTGTGTAATGATGATAGACAGTGACGTTTGCAAAATAGAAACCGTACCCTTTAATTCATTATTTACCATTGATAACTATAACGGCCTCTATACGGTTATAAAAGTAAATGAGGTAGCCGCTATCTCCCAGGTAGAAGGTATTGCTATACCTGATAAAATTTACGATGTCATGCAGTTAGATGATCTAGTTACTGTACTTTACATGTCGGGTAATGAAGTAAGGTATAGAAAACTAATTATAAGTGACTCTTATTCCGAATGTATGTTGCTTAAAGACGGGTTGGTGGCGCTAAACAACCAACCGTTTCCTACTTTAGAAACAGTAGATAGCGTTAGAGTATATAAGCGATTAAATCATGATGGCTTTACGTCACAAAGCTTTAAGTTATCTACTAAAGAACGAATCAGCGATAACCACCCATTGCGTCCACGTGGGATAAATTCAATCACGACCTATCAGGATGGTTATATAGTAGATGTTGAGTTTACTAATGGAATCAAGGTTTATAGAAGAGAATTGATTGTTTACCCTAACCATAAAACTAATAAAGTACATGCAAGTATGGAGGAGATGGTGTCGTGGCAGTCTGACTACATATATAAATCTAATTTAGCTTCTGTTAAGGCGCACGGTATGGCGGTGTTATTCACCTATGCAGATATAGATGCGAAAGGAAATATCAATACTAATTCATTTAGACTAGAATATGTCATAGAAGGTCAGGTATTTGTAAAAGAGTTTAATACAACAACGTCTTGACGGCATAGAGGAAGAGCTAGCGTAGCGCTAGCTCTTCCTCGTTATGCGCTTTCTTTTTTTATTTAAATATCTTACCTAACAGCATCTTAATGGCAACCATCAGGATGTTGTTAATTAGATAGCCACTGAAGTGATGAGACATCTCGTCTTTCTTCAGCCATTTCAAATAAATATTGTCAATGGCCTCGCCATCGTATTCTAACACTAAATGACCAATGTAATCTTTCTCGGTCAAACAACGCCAGAACTTAGCTTTAAACAACAATATACCTGTCCAGAACTTCCAGTAGCTCTCCCCACAGATGTACCACCATACAGTAACTGCAAAATCATCACAGTCACCACGATAGTGTCCGGTTTCATCCATCTCTAATATACGCCAACTGTCAACCTTAGAGTCGTATTTATATTTAAAACGATTAATAAGGTTTTTAATTTTACGTTGCGCTTCTTCACTAATACGCGGCATGTGTGTTTCCTCGTTATAATAATTCTAATGTTAATTCAACATAGATACCCGGCCTATGGCTAGGTATCTGACGTATCCACTTTAATTCAGGTGTTCTTAACATCGTTCCTAAGGTAATAGGGTCTTCTGTTAACAACTCTTTAATTAAGGCACTTATATAGAACTGATCACGTATAACAATCCAGCGTTTTACGTGTAGCTCTATCATGGAACTTAGTTTACCTATAGGGTCGGTTACTAGTTCATCTTTTTCAAAAAACTGACGGTGGGTGCGTACTTCTTTAGCACCCTTTAACTCATAATCGAGTTTAATTTTCATTTATCTATTCCAATTACCAACTTAACGATGCAGTACCACTATCCTTGCTACTCGATGCTACGAGTGGGACGACATCACCCTCAGTTAATGATTCCATATTAACTTCTAAAGTTTCACCCATGAGACGGTCTACTTCCGCTTTTGACCATTTCATTATGTCAAGATTACGTGTACTTAAATTTTGCTTATCACCCGTATCTAAAAGAATATTGATAACGTAAGTTTGCGTATCCTGCCCAAGACGATCAACCCGACTCACTGCTTGATTTTTCTCATAATCTCTAAATGGATTGTTAAGAAACACCACCGTATTAGCACTGATGACTGGGATGGCGGTGGATAGGGATTTAAGTGTAGCTACCAGGGGATTGACTTTAGAGTCATTGTCAAACCTTTCCATGATGTTAACAATGTTCTTGTTGGTATCACCGTATACGATAGCGGGTTTATAAGTCGGCTTTAAATGTTCGACAGCAATATCTACGACTTCGACAAAACTAGAAAAGATAAGTACTTTCTTCTTACTTGCTTTAATTATACCATCGTAGTCAACAACCTTGGCAATCTCTTTAAAACACTCTATACGTCTTCTACCTAAAACCCGACCTAGCGCCTCACCACGAATTACCAACTCCACATACTTCACCACCCCTTTCACCCGTTTAAATTCTTTACGATTTTCAGCAGATAATCTAGGATATATAACACTATCTTCGTAAGCGTTGACGTCCCTTATCAATTCAGCTAAAGGGCGATAGTCACTGGTGGATTTTAATACGTCTATCTTTTGAAGATAATTATTAAAGTCGCTACGTTCACCATCCCGAAGTGTTTGTTCAAACACAGTCAAAACCTTCTCAAAATCCTGAAGGTACGAGTTGTAATGTTCCTTATAGAAGGCAAGTCGTTCGGTAATGAATTCTAACATTTCCTGTTTGACGTGCTCCAACGTAAAACGATCAGAATCCTTTACTTGAACTTTGATATCTTCTTCAATCGGATCATCAGTTCTGACTACAGTCTTATCAACATTGAATACACTCTTACCTATTCTTCTGGCAAGTATGTCATTAGCTCTTGATGAACTTACACCAAAGATACCTTTGAATCGCTTCTCGACCTCTGGTGTAAACAAGGGATCACAGGCTCGTAAGAAACTAACCATCTCCGTCGCTAGTGCCTTAAATGGCGTGCCTGACGACCAGAGTATATGCCGACATGCAGTCTGCCTGCATAACTCAATAAAGGACAACGTCCGCGCCGAAGTAACTTCATTGAAATGATGGCTCTCGTCAAGGTCAATGAATACGTCTTTTCGCTTGAAAATGTCGACATTATTTAACAGGACGGGTAGTGCCTCGTAGTGACAGATATAGTAATCCATACCTTTGGGTGGTGGTGTGCCTGAATCGGACAACCAGCATTCCTTATCACCCTTAACGTATTTTTCAATGTTATCTAACCATACCTCACGTATCGCGTTTTTAGGACAGACTATTATCATCGTGTCTAACTCCAACAACCCATGGAGTAAAAGACCTGAGAATGTCTTACCCGACCCAGGTGGAGATGCCAAGTAGTAGCCGTTAAGACCCATCTTAACGGTATTGATGGCATAGCTCTCAATGAAGCTACTTTGATGGTCAAGCGGTTTAAGATTGAAGTTTCTAAGACGTCTGTAATTAACAACATCACCCACCTCCACCTCTCTACCAAGCCAGGTGTTTTCTTTAAGTAATTCCATTATCTTTAGAATAACACCCCTTGACAGATAAGTCTTACTTTGCTCAGATAGTATATCAAGAGCATTGTAAAACTCATAGGCAAAGAACGAATCTAGACTTACTTCCGCTGCGCCTTGACTAATAAAAAGATTATTAGGAATTCTAACACTATTCCACATATTCTTCATATCTGAAACAACGGCTCTAGTTTTAATCCCGGAGACCGTTATCACCCCATCCTTTTCTTCCACACTAATGTGGCCTATAAGTCTCTGTAAAATACTTATCATGCCCGTATAACCTATTGTATAAAATCTAAACCCTGAAGCTCTTCTGTTTGAATATTGCTCTGGTGAAACTTACTTAAGAATAACGAAAGAAAGGCACTACCTGTAGCAGATGCAAGTAACGACAACGCTTTATCGTTATCAGCAATAGCATCACCCATACACACTTTACAATAGTCGGTGAAAGGTACTTTACACGCCATGGGACTTCTAAGTGTAAGTGTCTTACCGATGCTTGCTTTTAATGCAGCTTCACTTAAGGGTTTATCAGGTGCTGATACCAGACGACGACCCTCAAACGCTTTGTAGTTCATGTTGGTAATAGCCATTGGCATGCCTACTTTATCCTTACAGTCGTCTTGAGAGATAAAGCTATTTTGGAATACACGAGTGATAGTTTTAACAGCCTCACCACCTAGCGCCGTCTGTGTAGAACGCGCGTAAGAGCCATCACGCAATGAGTTGATTAATGCAGGGAGATCTTCAACGTTCCACCCATCTTGCAGCGAGCGAGGGATAACGTCGATCTTAGATGGGTCTTCAAACGAGGACTCACCACCATGCATTATATACGCCTGCTTACGAGTAACGTTAAATGCTTTAGCTGACTTATAGAAGCCTGACGATGGATCATCTTTGATATACTCGCGGTCCATGTCAATGAGTTCTTTCTCAATCTTAGCAATAACTGCGGGGTTATCTAACTCATCTTTGTGTTGCTTAAGCAATTCGTCACGACGTTTAACAATTGCCGGGCTTGTGGTGATAGATTTCTCAGAAGCAGACGGCACCCACAGTGATGTTAACGATGAAAGAAAGTACAGCTGTTTGAAATAGACAGAGACTTGTTCAGGTGTGATGATATCATCTTTAAGCGCTACTGCTACCTGGTCTCCTACCTTACCTGCTTTAACTTCTTCGTTGATATAAGGAATTACATCCCCAAAGGGATACGACAATAGCATAGCGTTGGCTAGCAGTCGACCTACGGTTGTTTCTGTCTTACCCTTAATGTTTTTAAGGGTATCCTTTTCAACAGTTATTACATCACTTGCTGTGAATAATGGTTGATCTTCTTTATAGCCAACTACAGGTCCAGCGATGCTACCTTGTTCGTCGATGTAGTGTAATTCACCTTCCACATCTAATAACATACCGACGTATTGAGATTCACGTGGTTTAGGTGAGAAGATGCCAAATACACTTAAATGCCAGTGTTTTTGTATAAAGGCATTATGCTTGATAGCAAACGCTAAATAAGTGTTTTTATCTATACTCATTGTATACGTCCCGGATAGATAGTTTGATTAAGTTCACGCATGATTGCGGCGGCTAACACCTCGTCACCAATTTCGGTATTGACAAGTAATTGTGTCGTCTCTTGAAGTAGATGATCTTCAACATCGCTAATCAAGACGCAGCCATAGATAAGTGCGGCGAGAGGAACAATAGCTTTAGATTCTATTAGAGTATCTACGGTGCTATTGGCATGTAGCCAGAGTGTGTCTAAAGGCAGACCGTAATCGATGCCGCGTTCTAACATGCCGCGTAATGGGTTAGCTGGATAAGTCGCTACAGGGTGGATCTCATAGCGCTGTTTAGCGCGTTCTTTAGTAGCAGTAGTATTTACGATTAAGTTATCAATCTTACCATTGGCTATCTCTACCAAACGATCCATTAACGCTTCATCAACATGCGTTACTGCTTGCGTTACCGTCGACCAGGTAACTACATCACCCTGAGTACTTACAGACTCTACCAGCATGGCTAGAGCTTCTATGTTATCTTCACTTCCCGTCAATGTGTCGATAATCATTTGCGCATCTTCAATTTGAGGAAGTAACCACAACGTTTCCAAAATAGCAAGGTAAGTAAAAGAATCTGGTGACTGTTCATCATCTACCACCACACCATGGCTGGCTAGTAGGTTGATCAGATACTCGTTATACATCAACGTCACTTCATCAATGATGTACGTATTCGTCTGTGTGTTGCTTGCCAGTACAAACGCATCGATGGTTTCAACAAAACCGACCACTTGCATGTCGAAGAATAACTGATTGCATCCTATATAGAATGCCTGACGCGGTTCAGGTAGGGTGGATGTCAGGGCATCGGCGTCGGTTATATACATGGTATCTACCTTATGTAATGGTTGCTACGTTAATTAATACAGCGTCTTGTAATTATACAAGACGTGTTATTCATATTTTATCAGACAGGAATATAAATAAAATGGCCAAGTCCCCAAAGAACCAACGTAAAAATAAAGCACCAGCGAAGTCTACTGCAAAGAAAACGGACGCATGGGCTGAGTTAAGATCACTAAGTGGTGCAGCGTCAACTATGCTGGCAGCGGCTACTCAAGTATCTCAATTATTTAAAAATCCAGATGCGCTTCGTAAGGTACAGGATAAACAAAAGCTTAACGCGCTAGGTCGCGTTCTGCTCAACGACCTTACTAACTTCAATACACGTCTTACTGCCATTCGCGATAGACATATTAACCGCGAAGCTCCAAAAGATGAGATGGAAGCAAACTTCATTGCAATTGATATTGGTCAAGACTACCAACAGTGGATGGAGGATTATAACACCGTTGTACCTATTACCACGGCACAGATTTTAGAACTCACCGAAGGGCGTTCGGTAGAGGAAGTCGAAGAAAACGCTAATCAGGCTCGTGTTGAGATTGAGAAGCAGAAAAAACAACCACCGGTCAAACAACGTCGCTTAGGTGCTACAGCCACACCTAAGAAAACGTTAGACCTGATGGCAATGGCTAAAGGAGGTAGAAAGTAATGAGTCATGACGAACAAGATCCTCGTAACGTAGATCACAATGAGCAACCAAGAACACGAGTAACTGACCACTACGACCAACATGAGTTAGGTCAGGCTGAAGAACCAGAAGAAACGATAAAGCCTACCTTTACACAAACAGGTGATTATAGTACGCCGTTAGATGAGTCTAAGAATACCGATGTTCCACTGGCTCTTCCCAGCGCCAACATGTCTAATATGTTTGATGTCTTATCTGACATGGCAAAGGTGTCTGTATCATCTGACTCAGCGCAGTTATGGAAAGATACGCTAGAGCTTAGTCTAGGTGAAGACATCATGCCTTACTCTAAAATGTTTGCTAAGCCTTTCTTTGAAGAGAGATTAGCATCTGAGGGCAGTGATTTTAGACAATACGTTGATAGCGACTCTGGGCGTTTGTCTGCTGTTAAGCCTAGGATTGGCAAAACAAACCCAGGCGGTACCATTAGTGGTGAAGCGGCTTTATTGAAAGTTAACGCTATGTTAACTATGGGTACGTCGGTTCAGATACCTTTGTGGCATTCTGGTATGTGGGTCAGTATCAAAGCTCCCTCAGAAGGCGCTCTAATTGAGTTAGACGAACGTATTGCTCTTGAGAAAGGAAAACTAGGTAGGAGTACACGCGGTACCGCTTTTAGCCACTCAGGCGTTTATATACGCGGTCACCTATTTAACTTTATTATCGATCACATCTACGATTGTAATGTTAAAGACTGGAATGAGCAAATGTTACGCGAGAATATCTTAGTAACAGACTACTCATTGTTAATATGGGGGCTAAGTTGTGCAGTCTTCCCTAAAGGTTATCCGTTTACTCGTGCCTGTATGTCGGACATTAGCGAGTGTCAACACGTCATTAAAGAAACGTTAAACATTCCTAAGCTATTATGGACTGATAACAGTGTACTTAGTGAGAAACAACGTACTCATATGGCGCAGCGTAGTAGTAAGGTAACGCTAGAGCGTGTTAAGTGGTATCAGGAAGAGTTTACACATCCTAATGCAAAAGCACTTCGTATAAATGCAGCGGTAAGTATGGATCTTCGTGTGCCTACTATGCTTGAGACTATCTCATCAGGTGTGCGTTGGGCAGAAGACATCGAACGCATGACTGAAGAAGGGTTAGGTAAAGACATCAAATATGAGAAACGTGCTCGCTATATGCAAGAACAGAGTAAGTTGATCATGTTACGTCGTTACTCACATTGGGTAGGTCGTTTTGTGATAGGCGAGGGTGATGATGCTGCTGTTGTAGCAGGAAACGATCGTGAAACTATCGATAAGCTTTGTGAACAACTGTCTGCAGATACGGATACTATCAAGACATTCAGAAACCACATGCAAACTTTCATTGACAACGCAGCCTTTAGCATTGTAGGTATTCCTACTTACACATGCCCATCGTGCGGTGGTGAACAGAAAGATGCGCACGGTCGTTCGCCTTATCTAATTCCACTTGAGATTGAACAGCTTTTTATTATCCTCGTAGCGTTCAAACGGAGCAAGAGGATAAACGAGCGCAGCGAGGTAGATTAATCTCTCCTCGTTTTGGGCTTGAGCGTGAACAAAACGCTGACTCCCCGTTAAACCAAGCAATGATGACGTTACCTGCCTTAGATAGTATTGGGGCCCAGATAGCGTTGACAGAGGCTTACGATCACACTTACGGTATCTTCAACTATGATGGCATCGATTATAATCCTTTAAGTATTGTAGCCATGCATCCGGTAGAGGATACCCTTAAAGTGGGGTTGAAACCTTTCATGATTAAACGTTTTAGGATGTATGACATTCACAAACGTTATGGCTTGTCGTTAACGGAGCTTCTTGCCTTACCTCGTGATACGGTTACTGATATATTTGATGATGCTGCTAAAGCCATTGCTGAAGAAGAAGAGCAGATGCAGGAGATTCAAAATGAAATGCGTGAAGCTATTAACGAGCAGAAGGCAGCTAAGCGTAAAACCATGCGAGCTCAGAAACAAAAGAAAGTAAAGAAGGCTGGGAAGTAATTCCTGGCCTTATGCCGTTTCGTCTATAATTACGTCGTGGTGTAACTATATAGAGGTAAAAGGTGAGATAATAAAACAATGATATTAGAATTTGTACATGCAGATTTATTTCAATTAGAAGCAGACACCATAGTCTGTCCTGTGAACTGTGACGGGACCATGGGGAATGGATTAGCGTTAGCGTTTAAATTCAAATACCCAGATGATCTGTTTAATCAATACCACTATTTGTGTGGCGAGCGTAAACTCAACCCAGGTCATAGTTGGCTTTATCGTCATCCATATAAAAACGTATTGTGCTTTGCAACTAAAGACAGATGGCGTAATGACTCTAAGTTAGAATGGATATCTAGGGGACTTTATGCCTGCCTAGATAATCTCCCACGTTTAGGTGTGAGACATATCGGCTTTCCTTTATTAGGATGTGGTAAGGGTAATTTAAATAAACATGATGTGATTGAGTTATTTAGAGAGGTCTTTGATCCTGATATAGTAGAAGGGGTCGATTTAAAAGTCACGGTATGTTTATGATCAATTAACAGAATATAAGGAGCACGCTGTGTCTATTTTAAACCCAGCTGTAGCGGCAAGGATGGTAGAGATCATCGAATTAGATACTATTATGGTCTCTGTGGAACGCCTGACGTTAGACGTTGAGGGTTTCTTTAAAACCATTACCGATCACTTCGATCGATTAGTTCTATTAGATAGAACGGTTACTGCTTTAGAAGAAAACAATGAAACAACTGTATCGGCAGAACACTTAGAGTATTTTCGCTCACTAGGTATAACCGAAGAGACAGTGAGTGTTGAAAGTATACGTAATCAAGTTAAATCCCTTTGGAAAGGTATCGTTAAATACATTGTGGAGGGGATGAAGAAAGTAAAACTTTGGGCTAAGAAAATAGCACTGGCTATACCTAACTTGCGTAAGTTAATCGAATCTGTCAGTAAACTAGACCGTGATCGCCGCTACAACGAAGTCGTGTCTTTACGTGATGAATTAAACTACCTAGGTGGTGATACTATCACTCGTGATCAATTGTTAAAAGACTTTAACAATACCGTTGTCATTATGCGTGATTGTTTTGAAGTGGATTTCCCATCTGTACTTAGCAGCGTTGAGAATACCTCTAATATCCTTAAGAACATTCCCATTGTTTTCAATAAAGGCATTGGTGAGTACGGTGACGCGGGGTATAGTGAATTAAGAGACATGATTAAATCGCTATGGACTACGTGTCATATTGCACCTGACGTAGGTGAATCTAATCCACCTAATGGGATCTGGCACGAGTCGCTTAAAATACGCGGGATTACCAGCGATAGCCATTTAACTTTTTCCCCTAGAGCTGTTCCAGTAGTAGGAGGTCGTTATCCCTTAATGCGTTACCCACGTTTTAATAAGGAGCCAGCTCACGCCGCAATGTTGAAAAACCTCCCTACAGTGATCAACTACTCGCGTCTAGGTACAGCGCATCTGTCAAGTACGCATGTAGATGTCTATAGTAAGACAGCTAATACTTCAGGTGACGCTGCGGAGATAGATGCGCTCACCGACGATCAAGTAATTGAGGTGTGTAGAAACTGCCTAGCGATATTGGACTCATTTGAAATCTACTACGAGCAGTTTGATGAGATTGAGAAATGTAAAGAAGATCTCATTAGAACAGGTAATAAAGCGGTAGGTATCATTACTGATGAAGAAGATGAAACGCGTCAGTCTGTTTCTGAGTTCATTAGAAACGTAGTAAGATTTCAAGCCGTGAGATTAGACAAACCGTATGTATCACTTATAGGTCATGGTGTAAGATCCATGTATGCTCTAATGTCATACTGTCAAAAATCATTAGCCTAGTTTTAATCTACCGGAGTACTATTATGGAAGCATTTCTATATCCTATTTTGTTTGCTATCAGTAAGAAACTTATCGCAGCAGCGTTAGTGTTGATCTTTTGGTTTACGTCTTTACGTATTGCAGATAAATTATTGGACATTAGGTTCAAAGAAGAGTGGGATTTGATCGAAGATGATAAAGCAAAAGTGAGTTATTGGAATACGCGGATGATTGCGTTTGCCATTATGTTACTGGGATGCTTTGCCCTAGTATAGGAGGTCACCATGCGTTATTTGACCATTATACTTGTTATCCTTCTATGGGGGTGTGGGGAATCTATCCCACCCCCTGATACAGATAAGACCGAGCCTTTACCTGTGGAGATAGTTGAAGAGGTGGAGGTTGTTGAGGTCGAAGAGCCTGTTGAAGAACCCGATCCTATTGCGGAAGAAAAGGATGAGATTAAAGAGAACACGTACCAAGTAGTAGATGCCAGCAAGTTAAAGGGTTTGCAATCTATTAAATACGATCTTTTCTTTAAATCAGCCATGAGCTGGCATATGCCTCAGATAGACTGGCGTTGGCTCAAAGCTCAATGTTGGCAGGAGAGTCGTTTTAATCCTAAAGCGGTTAGTCCGGTCGGGGCTGGCGGTGTGTGTCAGTTTATGCCAGGGACGTTTGATGGGGTTCCCGAATCTGTTAAACAAGGTAGGGATGTGTGGGATGCACGTACTAACATCGAAGCTGGTGCGTGGTATATGAATACCCGCTATAACTTCTGGACGTCACCCCGCCCTCAGTTAGACAGGATATGGTTAGCCCAGGCGTGTTATAATGCTGGTTGTGGTCATGTACTTAATGCACAAAAGGCATGTGGTAATCCAAGTGGTTACAATGACATTATCAAGTGCTTACCGCAAATAACCGGTAAGCACTCTAAAGAGACTATTAGTTATGTAATATTAATTGATGGTTTTAGAAAGGAATTAGGGGTGCCTGACCCTATCAGTTATTAGGAGGCTTCGGCCTCCTTTTATGCCGTCAGAGAAAACATTATCTCTTAATTACATAGACAGTGATAAGTGATTACAAAGTAGAATAACATGATTAAAGATACTATCAACGCATTCATACAAGACTATAAACAGCTGATGGATGTGCAAGATAAGACGCTTAGGCATTCTAAGCGTCTAGTAGAAGCTATTAGCAGACACCCGGTGGAAATACAAAGTACATTGGAACTTATCAATTCAGGGGATTGTGGATTAGCGGCGCTAGCTATAGGCATACGTCTAAAGCGTGCAGGTTACAATATATCGTTCTTTGAAAACTCACAACACGCCTATTTTGGCGTAGATGGTTATTACTACGACACGCTTATACCAGAAGGAACTGATGACCATAAAAAGATGTATGGCTACACCGTAGATAAGCCCGTTAAAGAACAAACCGTTAAGCAAATGCATATGTCCTTTATGCCATACGACAGCTTAGGTGAGGGTATTGCTAATTACTTTTTAGTTAAACATACACAGATGCGCTATCCGTATAAGAGTCTAGATGCTAGCGTGCAAACACGTGTTATAGATGGGCGCATTAAAGAGTACCCTGTAGTCTGATAGTATGATTGAGTTTAAACCAACCAAGTCGTGTACGAATAAATGACTTATTGTCTATTCTATGCACAACTTCATCCATCCCATCTAACAAGGTGAAAGAAATATGACTGACCAAAAAACTAAGCGCCAATCATCACGCCGTGGCGCTGCTAAGAAGACAACGGCAGCTCCTGCTCCATCTAAAGCAGAACAAGAAAAGGTAGAGGCTGCTAAAGAAGCAGAAGCAAAACAACAGCAAGCTGACGACAAGCCAGTCGATCCGGCGGTAGTTGAAGGTTCTACGGAAGTTCAAGGTGCGCAGACACCAGAGGCCGGTGAGGGTGAAGAATCTGACGGCGCTGATAAAGGCGAGACTCAACCTGAAGCATCTCAGGATGACCAAGCTAAAGATCAACAGTCTGAAGACAAAGCTGAAGACAAAGCTAGATTTACCATGCCTGAAGGTCTGTCAGCGCAAGCAGAAGGCGCTGTGGCGACTGTTGCTACCTATGCTGAGAAAATGGCTAAGGGTCGACCAATGTCGGCACTAGAAGGCTCTCAGCAGCAATTGCTTCTATACCGTGCTATCCAGCGCATCTTAACCTTGGACGGTAAAGAACTATACGCCAGCCTTAACAGCGTACTTGCTATCATCAACGAAAACCGTGATAGCGCGTTCCACGAAAAACGTTTATATCGCTTCATTGACCAAGTTAAACTTTCTGGTCAAGATCGTAAGTGTTTTGAGCGTCTACTTAACCTTTTCATCACGGTATGCGACCCAGCCACCCGTGAACAAGCGCTTAAGCAGACTGACCTTGAACTGGTTGCCTCTACACTTCGTAACGGCGAAAAAGAGCAGAAGTTGATTGCTTTCTTTGGGAAGTAATTAACCTTTGCGCACATGCGCCCCACTCCACGACCAGTCCCTCCAGGCTGGTCGTGGTTTTATGCCGTCTAGATGATAGTAAAAGTTTATAGACCTATATTACTATTGTGACTCAATGCCCTTATTGAGTAGCGCTAAATAACTAATATAAGAGAATTAACTAATGAAAAACAAACTAGACGTTTTAAATCAATACCACAATAACTACTGGGTTAAATATAAAATTGGCCAGGCGTTAATTGATGCTGGTGAAGTCCATTCCATGGTACATACACGTCTTGAAGGTTTACGCTCTATTTTCCAAAGTATAGGTCACCCATACGCTACCCTAGCCGTTGCTTTCTTTGACCGCTATACTTGTATCCTTAAACGTGGGTTAATCGAGTTAGGTAATCAGCCTGGCGCTGTCACTGAACGCGCGGGTTATATGTCTGATATCGAACAGCAGTTAATTGATCGCATTGTCCAAGCGGTGGATGAGGGGATTGGCGAGCAACAAGCATGTGAATCTATTATCCATGCATTATCTTTTAATCAATAAATCGAAGGACTGTTAATGGATAACCACATAGTTGACATTACGGGAAAAAACCATAACCCCGATGAGGTAAGTAACGTCGGTAGAAAGAAAGAGCTGGCAATGGACCTAGGATCACTTCACGATAACCTAGCCAGTCCGGTTCCGTTCTTTATCCATTGCGTCTATGAAAGATCCATCGATAAGAAAACTACCAAGCCCTTTAAGCTTTCAGCTTTAGACTGTCTGGATATAGCAGCTTTAATGAAAGACAAAACCGATCTCACTGATAAAGAGTTGTTATCATTTGTAAAAGGTGTAATAGGGCTTTATAATTCTGACTTTACGTCCCTGATGCTAACAATAGGCTATGGGTGGGTTGAAGGTAGAGAACTCGTTATTGATACCTTCAATAGCTATTATGAGATAACAGGTGCTGATCTTATACCTAATACCGGAGAAACCCTGGTTTTTGGTAGTTGGGATATACCTGATGATGCTATTACGGTAATCATCCCACTAGACTAATAACCTTTTTGTAACCATGTGTATATATTTGAGGAATCTATAATATGCCATCAGCAAAAGAAGTAGTAGAACGCGCTAAGCGTTGGAGAAATGCCACTGTCGTCTTTGATGACGATAATTTTAGCGTGGTAGAAGGTGAGTATCGTCACGATGACGGTAACTGGTCTAAGACAATGGGCGTGCGGTGGAACGGCGAGGCCGATGGTCCTGGATATCCAAAGTTATTTGGAAACGGTGTATTCATGGTTGTCCCCGATTGGATGGCACCTGCCATTAAAGAAGCTTGTGTTGAATACATCTTCACTAGTGTAAAAGATACAAATTAAAGTAACGCATAAAAACCCTACCTCTACCCGCGATAGGTAGAGGTAGGCTATGCCCTTTCTTTTTTTATCTGTTTACAGGATGTTCAATCCCTTTCTCTTTGGTAAATTCAGCAAGTAGCGTATTCATACTCGGCATGGATAACACTTCCCTACACACCTCTACTGCATTAGTCTGAGCAGCCGTCATGTTAATAGCAGCACGTCTATATACATCTTCACTCTTACCTTGTATACGACAAAACTCTAAGATAGTAGTCTCACGTGAGGCGTTAGTAATGATGCCGATGTTTGGATAACCTGCTGCAACGTCTAAGTCAGATACTGCAACAGATAACCCTGTTTCAATGGACGGGTCTTCTTCTATAAGGTTAAGACCACGCTTGTGAATCAAATGACTAGGTAGGGTACAGATCCATCCTTGTAGTGAGGGTAGTAGATGATCTACCTCAGCTACCATCTCATTACTCGTTGAACCCATTACCTTGTTCTCTTCTTCTTCACAGACGAAATGTAAATCATCAGCCAAACGTCTAGGAGTAGAAGGAAACTTAATAATATCAGAGTGACCTAGCAAGATGCGCATCTTCTTAATATCAGTCTGGTCCTCATCTAGCAACTCAACGGCAATGCAGTCAAAGGCGTTATAGATAAGGTATTCAGCAGGGTAGTTAGTCTGCATGAATTGATGCCATTCTAAACCTTTGTATGCATCAGCTTCTTCAAACTTCAATTTAGATAAGTTCAGATGCCTACCTAAGATAGCATCTAAGCTATAAGATGGTTGTTGGGCTTCGGTTACACGTAGTTTCTTATAAAGACACATAGAGTCAATAAAGTAAAAGCTAGCAGGTGCTATGACGCTATGCCATAAATCTGCAACGTGCTGCGAGTAGGTCTTACCATCCGCCTTGGTCTTCTGTAATTGCCCTTCTTTATACTTAAAGTATTTGTACTCAGGTGGGATCTTAGGATCACTGAAGACGTATGCAGGATCTTGATTGTGACGCTTGCACGACTCTATCATCTTTGGAATATCAAAGTTCATGTTCCATATTAAGATAAAATCAGGACGCCACGCATGTGCCCTATCTAATAGCGCTTTTGTTACACCAAAGTCATTATCAACAACTTCAATTTCTAACTTGATGTTGCGTTCTTTCTTATATTTTTCCAAATAAAGATCAAACAACCCGTCCACGATAGAAACCGCATCTCCTTGTATTCTGTCAGCGAAGCGTTTAGTCACTGCAATGAACACTTTATCTTTCATGGTTAATGAACCAGATATAATAGGCTGTTCGTAAGGTTTGCGCTCTGCCTGTAAGCTAACAATTTCATCACGTGCTAGTTTTAACTGCTCGCTGATACGTTTGGCCTGCTTAGCCCCTTTCTTATCTTTATTAGCTTCTTCAAGCTGCATACGCATGAAATCCATACGACGCTGTACTTCACCTATCTTATCGTCATACTTAAGACACATGGCTTTGTCATCTGGATGTAGATGATCAAAAACAGTATTGGTTTCTAAATCCAGTACCGCGTTGTCAGCGTCATAACGCGCATCGTTATACTCTGGGTAGTCTTTCATGTATTTGTGTTTTACTAACACAGTAGGCATGATATCCGTACCGTAAACATACGGGCTTTGGTTCAACATACCCAGATGTCCCATACCTGGCGTTCTACCCAACGCCATCGCGACTTTATCAGCTAGCAGTACTTGAGTAGACTCGTAACGCTGGACACGGTTACGCTCTTCCCATTCTTTTTTCTCGTGATGTGTCTGATAGCCCTCTCGTGTAATATAGAAGGCTTTCTTTACATTAATCTTCGGTACCATGCGCGATATGCGTCTGCCATCTTTTAAATGTACACGTTCTTTTACTAACACCAAGTCATCGCGACGTGTGTGTTGATTAACAAAATAATTAGCGTGAATACACTCAATTCCAGCAATATCGTCTTTTGTTATACCCATGGGTGAAGGCTCCTTAATTAACACGGCTATACTATTTCTATGACGTGTTATTAATAAAATATAGGATTGACCGTGAGAAAAGTATTATTAGATAATTTATTAAACGAGCAATCTAACGTTGCCGTTGAGTCCCCATCTAAGGGCGAGGTATTGTCGCTACTATCAGAGGCAGCATTCACCAATGCAGAAGTTGCATATATGGGTGTGGAAGATAGCCAGTTTGATATTGAGAGGCTAGTAGATATCGCTGCAGGTCTTGAATCCATTAACGAGTCTCTCCCTGTAAATGAGATTGACGATGTAGTGTTGGCAGGTGTAAACGCCGTAGTAGGCGAGGTTGGTCTGGAGGCCAAGGGTGTAGTAGAGGATATAAAAGAAACCATACGTCGAGTATGGCGGGCTATAATCGGAGCTATACGCAAGGGTGTCAGACAGGTCAAGATCTGGCTAAAGGTACTTTTTGATGGAACAGAAAAGTTTAAACAACACGTCGATATGCTTAGCGGTAAGATCACTACCCTTGCCAAGATACCAAAAGACAAAAAAGATATCACCGCACCTTTAGTTTCGGGCGCGTTAGATATTGATGGAGAGATTAGCCCAGTATTGATTAAAGACCGATTATCGCTAGTTACCCCACTGTTCAGTAAGCAAATGGTAGCAAATGTAGAGGCTATTACTGCAATGGTAGAGGGGATGGCTGGTGTAGACGTCACTAATATCAAAGAAGACTCTGTCTCTACTGACTCCTATAGGGTCAAGAAAAAGGTCAGTCAGGTTTTAGGTGGGATTGTTTTATCGAAGAAAGACTTACCTATCAAAGATAGAATTATGAATAACTTGTTTCCAACCACCCCCATTGTTTCAGATTTATTTGAGTTCGCTGATAGCGCACGTCAGATTCATTCGACTGAGACATTGCCGGGTAATAAGGCGTTTTATGTCCTGTCAAGTCGCTTTATGGGCAAGCATGAGAAAATAAAAGTTGATAGCGGTGCGTTAAATTTCTTAGGGCGTTTAGGTAGTTTATCTTTGATAAATCCCGGGATTAAGTTTAAAGAAAACAAGCTCCCTGTATTGACTATTGCTGAGATGACCGACCTTTGTAACTTTGTGTCTTCAAAATTAGACGATGTCATTTATTTCAACGACTATTACACTAAACGTTCTTTGAAATCGTCAGAGAAAATGTTTGACGCTGTCGATAAATTGTCAAAAGACATTTACGATAAAATTGACGATGAAGATAATGCCATTACCGCGCAAGATGTATTTAGACATATATCTGGTATAAGTCGAGAAGTATATGGCCTTAGCGGCGCTGTTACTCTAGACGTTGTCCGTTATACCGTTAAAACTTGTCGAAGCATAATTAAATATGTTGAGCTATCTTCAACTCGCTATGAAGATGATCTTGACGAAAGCACGCTATTAGAGAGTAAATAACATGAATCGCTTATCCCAGTTTTTTAATGTCTCAAACGAGGCAATCGACCATCAGTTTAACGGCGTCTTTAAGGCTGCTGTTATTAAACACATTAACACCCTACGTGCAGGTACTTTACCTAAGGTAGGTGACGTTGATACCCAGTTAACTAAGATCATCAAAACCCACACCGGTAAGGGTAACGAAGGCTTAAACATAGGTGTTAAGTTTGTTGAAGGTTTAAATGCATTTATTAACCTGCCTGACTTAAGCGCTAACAACCCGATTGTAAATGAATGGCGTCGTGGACCATGGATGAATAAGAAAGGCTTAGAACTTATTAAAGCATCTAATAAAGCCCCTATGGGTGAAGTTGATCTTAATCGAGGTCATGTTTCAGGTGTATTCTCAGAAACCACCCAAACCCTTCACTTAGGGTTAGAGTTATTTAAACACCCTTTGGTCGCGCTTAACGATGAAGAACTTGCCGCTTATGTATTTCACGAGATAGGTCATGTCTTCACTTACTACGAGATGATAGCAAAGACAACGTCAACTAACTACATCATTCGTGGTACACTTGAACAATTGGATACCAGCAGCGATAGAAAACAACGCATTCAGCTATATAAAGACGTTGAATCAATTGCCGGGTTAGATTTAGGCAACCTGGACGAGTTAGCTGATTTGAATGATCGAAAAGCAGTAGCCATTACGCTGGTTGATCGCATAGATAAAAGCACACGTCAAGAAATCAGTTATAGTGAATACGATACCACTGGTGCTGAATCACTTGCTGATCAATACGCCGCTCGACATGGTCTTGCATTAGCGTTGGTTACAGGTCTTGACAAAGTTTCACGTGTTAGCGGTAACCCTAGCTTTCTAGCAACCCGCACCCAGGTGTTTGTCAAAATAGGCGTGTATTCTACCATGCTAGTCACTGCTATGGTCTTACCTATTGTTGGCCTGCCCATCCTAACATTATTCCTAGCCGTTAGAACGTTAGTTGCTTTAACTGGCGTACAGGAATATGATGAATTGCCACAGCGCTATAAGCGCATACGCCATCAGCTAGTAGATGGTCTTAAGAAAGTTAAAGATGATACTATCGCTAAGTCTATCACGGCAGACATCGCCCAGATCGACCAAGCCATCGAGCAGGTAAACGAGCATCCATCTTTTGCAATGTTCATCATGAACCACCTTATCCCTAGTAAGAAAGCGGCTAGCCGTTCTAAACTGTTCCAGCAGGATCTAGAAGCGATGCTGGCTAACGATCTATTCATTAAAGCCGTCGAGCTTAAACAAGTAAACGTCTAAGGACCCCAACATGAAACAATTAAAGAAGTCCGCCATGCTAATTGGTGAATTTACGCAACTATTCAACGGTTGTTCAATTGCACCACAAGAGCGTAAGGCGGTAATGACGCTAGGTATTGCTCGATATGTAGGCTACGAGTGTGAACTGCCTACTAGTGAAGTACATAACACACGTACGTACTTCCTTGAAACCTACAAACATGAAGTGGATGAATTCCTATCATCGCTTAATGAACAGTTTGTTATCGATGTGGCGGCGGCAAGTGATCTGGCATTTAAAATCTGGACAACGCGCTATAACCTAGTGTTCCATCCTCGTTCTTTATCACTTGAAACGTTGATGTCAATGCATAGTAGCAAAACGTTCAGCGACGTTGAATACAAAGAGAAGTGGAATACCTTCGCCGTACGTCTTGGTTCAACGCTGGCAAACTTCACCCAAGCGGAGTAAACTATGTTAGTACCTTTAGACGATCATGCGCTAATAGATGACGAACGTGTTGTTACGAGTCTTACACAACAAGCGGTGGAAGGTATTTGTTTGTTAAAAGAAATAACAAACAGACTAAACAAGGAAGGAGCGTCTCAAGAGATAGCCATCATGATTGAGTCTATCGATCCAGAGGCCCTCCCTGAACGTTACCCACGTGAAAGCTTTACACAGGACCCATCACCTACCAACTTAGCAGTTGCGCTTGAGAGCGCCGTACAGGCTGCTTTAAAGGCGGTGAACAAAGCAGCGAAGGCTGTCATTGAATTTATTGTTAAACTTTATAACGCCGTTCTTGAGGCTATCTCTAAACTATTTGATAAAGTAGCCAGGGTAGTCAAAGGTCAAAAGCGTGCTGATGAGTTACAAGCCAAAAGCAATGAGATGGGTGCGGAGTTAGACGGTGAAGCCATTGAAGGCTATAAGCCGGAAGACGGTAGCTACCAGTTAAACGACCGTGTTGAATTTGACGATGGTGAATACAAGCTCACTTTACATTACGACATTATTAAAGAAGCATTGTCTCCTCTAGTAGTTCGTGTGTTTGAGCAAAACTTGACACCAGGTATCATTCAACAAAACATCATTGCCGCCTTACAAGATGCTAAGAGCACTAATGCGCGTTACGAGCAGTTTGTAGAAGTTGTTAATAACTTTAATGACGATCCAACTGATGCGACTTTGCAAGAGTTAGTAAGCTGGCTACGTAATGAAGAAGAGCGTGAACATTTCCATGATATTAAACCATTAGCAGCTTTGGTAGATCAAGATAAAGATCTACATAAAGACTTACCTAATCTAATGGGTCATGGTTTGGGTCCGGTTATCACCTTGTTAAATCAAGAAGATAAAATGCGTTACGAGGGTGAAGCGGCAACTGACCCTATTTTTAAACGCATGGTGCGTAGTCGCTACGACCTTGAGCAACTTTCTGCGTTTGGTGATTTTGAAAAACAAATCAAGAAGCTAGACAAAGGTATCAATGGTATCCATAAATCCACCTTTACATTAGTTGAGCGTGGATGGTCACCTGAGGTCAGAGAGAAAGTACAACAGTCAGTGAATATCTATCTAGAGTATTTCAGAAACCGCAGTCGTTTCAATACCCAGATCGTTACTACATGCGCTGTTGTGGTTAATGCGTTAACACGCTTTACACATGCTCAGCAACAGTTTGAAAGTAAACTCTACGGTGAACTACTCACTGTAAAAGAACTTTACAAAATGGCCACTTAGACAGCATAAAAGCCTAACCACCCGGCCTCACGGCTAGGTGGTTAGCTTATGCCGTATTATTGATGTAAGATAAAGTTGATAGTGATGTCATCCACCACCGTCAGCGTACCATCCGTTGATAATGACAAACGATTTGCAATAGTGCTGATACCGTTAGCATCTAACACTGTATACGCATCGATGTTATTATCAGGACCTAAACCATCGATGGCGACTGATACAACCTCAGAACCGCCTGCAGTTAGAAGTGCACGTTCAATACCTAAGGTAGTTACCGTGTCATTGTCTAAAGCTTCAGCTATCAGCGTACGTGTCTGGCGCTCGATGGCATTTCTTAGATCACTGTTCCCACTGCCATCTGCTGTCATGTAGTACGTCACCACAAAGCTCTGAGCGGCTGGAATAGTCTGTTTTATCCCATCACTCACTGTGATAGTTAAATCACCTAGCGTCTGACGTGGTGCAAAGCTAATATCTGTACGTTCAAGCAGCAAATCATCTAAACTAGCGATGTCTTCTTCCAAATACTTAATAATAGTATCAGGAATGCTGTCGCGATAAGTTACTACATCGCTAGCTGTTGCAAAGCGATACTTAGCGTCAAAGCATACTAGCGTAATGACGTTATTAATAGCACGTTCATTATCAATGATGGGGTTGCCGTTATTATCTAACTTAGTCTCACCTGCCCGATGGCGGATGATCGGACTACCATCTTTTAATACCAACTCACCTTTGTTGTGCAGTAGATTAAACTTCACATTGCCTTCATCATCCACGGTATAGGTTCTAGCCCCATACTCATCTACCTCGTAGACATCTTGGTCGTATTTTGCATAGACTGGCTCTTCATACGTCTCATAGCGTAATGATGAGACAATAGAACGTGAGTCTGAGCGCAGCAATGACATGGCTGTACCAAACTTAAAAGTAATACCTTCTTGCAATAAGCCAACGTAATTACCATCAAGCATATTTACGTTAATTTGACCTGAGAATGCATTCACTTCTTGAGCGGTAGGTGTCGTACCTGTCAGAATGTAGGTTAGTCGTAACTCACTTACCAGATCAATGTAGTAAACCTGTAGATCTTCTTCGTACTGTTTAAATCCAGTCATGGCTATTCTATCTTCAACGGTTACATCAAAGTTAGTGGTTAGCATAAAAGAATACACAGGACGATCGTCTACCAGCCCCTCATAGCGACCATGTTGTACACTTAAGTTGACATCGCCCGGTGGGTTAAAGCCTAACTGTAAGACAAGTTGACTAATGTCAATATCATCACCTAGATCACGTACATCTACGGTTACCAATAAACGATACCCTTCCTTAACACGTTCAAAAGACAACGCGTAGGTTGACGCTTGTTGTGTAATAAGGTTGTTATCTTCGTAGAAACGACGAGTAACAATAGATGGGTTATCTAAGTAATACGGCCTGCAATCAAACGCATTCTCAGTGGTGTCTAACACATAGTGAAACGGCGTGTACAAGAACGTATTGTTGTTCATGGCTGATATCAATGAGTCTGATGCTAATGACTCGTAGATTGCCTGCTCGTCTGAGGGCAGATAGCGTAACAACCCATCGTCTAAGCGATATAGCGTATCAGGTCCAATGGTTAGTCTGTTGATATTATCATAACAGGTATCCAACTCAGCCAACGCCTGCATGTTAACCTGCATGGTCCGCGTCAATGCACCAATAGGTGAAGTAAGCGATGACAGATTCGGTGACGGAAGTAGACGAGTGGCCTGGTAGATTCTATCTGTAACATTATCTAGACGCTTAACGACTTTATACCCCAAATCACTTAACGTTGTGGTTAGCGCAGTATCAGTAATAGGAACGTCTTGACGATTGTCATTATAAATGACACGCTGTTTAAGTTCATCAATGGTTAGCGAGCCTCTACCATTTCGTGTTGTGTCTTCTGAGAAGATAGAGATATTAGCCAGCGAGCTAAGCGGTGCCACCCAAGGTGCGTTAGCAATATTGTCAATGTCACGCCACTCTACCGCATATTCGCTTGTTGGGAAGTTGTCCAGAATAAGGCTAAGTTCACCTTCCGTAGTATAGATATCAACCCGGATATTAGATTGCAGCAAAGCGCTGGTGTAATAGATCTCAGGGATTGTCACCGTTAATGACTGATCCGCTACTGTTAATAATGCAGTGACCGTATCACTGGCAAATACTTGATCTGAATGCGTTGTGTGGATCTCAGTATAATTACCTTGACCGTCACCCATCCAAACACGCGCATGATAAAACTGACCATTAAACGTATAACGCTGACTTAATCCAGTAGAGACGGTAGTAGCAAAGTATTTCGGTGTCAGGCGGAATTGGAACACTTGAGCATCAATACGTAAGTAATCTACTCCGCTAATATTAACAATCTCGCTGTCAACTACGTTAGTGGTCAATGTCTGCAGTGGGTTTTCTTCCGACGTATCGTAGAGTACCTGTACTGCGTTGTTTTCCAATACACGAATATCAATCGGATAGTGTAATCCAAAATACGTTTCAGATACAACAAACACGGTATTACGCGGAATAGTAATCTTCCTTAAACCAGTATTACCATCTACTACTGCTTGAGAGACAATCTCTTCCTTACTAAATAACAAGCTAAAGGTAGCGGTCGAGGGAAGAGCAAAACGTCCAATGTAATCTTCATCAGCCATATGGCGATAAAGGTCTTCTTCAGTCTCAGCTAAAGTAGGATACAGCTTACGTAAAGCAATATCATTTTGAATACCTGCAGAGGCGGCTTGTACGGCGGAGGCTTCTAACAGAAAGATAAACGGATTGGTAGGGTCAGTTAGATCGTAAGTGCCATCATACGCCTCTTCAAGCGCATCTAGCGTGGTGCGCTGAATGTTACCTGGATCAAAACGAAAACGACCCAGTTTAGACATTACGTTATTAAGCGTCGACATGTATTATACTCCTGCTATAGCGACTTGTTCGTCGATAGTAAGTTGGTAGGTGTCTTTAGCTACCCACCATTCTAATTCGTTGTCTTCTGCTATCCTTGGATAACCTTGATAGTTAAATAAAGACAATTCTGATTTGGTCAATTTAGTAAACAGCTGCTCTCTGGTTGCATCAGCCATTTCTGGATTAAAGTAAACAACGGTTGCGTTAAACTCTTGAATACTTATAGGGTCATTGTACTCAACCCCTATGCATTGAAACGGGATAGAGATTTGTTCGTTATCGTTAGCCAAAGGACTATCGGCTGTATAGTTAAAGGCAGCACCCATGGGAACCGCTGTTGGAAATGCAGCCCCGCAGTTCGCTATTTTTTGAACATAGGTTCTCGTTGGATCCAAGACTAAACGATAGATACGCGTCATGTAGTCTATCTCATTTTCAACGATCATCTCTGGATAAGGTACAAGCTCACCTCGACCTACCGCCATAGCGTAATGTGTCCAGGCGTAAAACAATGCAGAGATCGGGTCACCTATGATGTTACGAAAGTTTGCAGTCAATGAATACGTACCATAATTACGCGGTATGTCATCAATCATCGACCAGCTTTCTTTTGCTATACCTTCTTGTGAAGTATAGGTATCGACATCCACATCAGGCCAACCACTGATGGATAATAAATTATTAGTTAGCATGGGGATGAATGCGCTACGTTCATCAACTAAACCAGGTGCTTTCACTGAACGCGGTGATTTAGTACCATCGGGATCTAATAAAACTCGTATCAAACGCTGTTGCGTTAACTCTGATTGAGTGAGGAGAGGGGCAAGTATACGGCTGGCGCTTAAGTTATCGTATGACAAATTTAATCTAGGCCGTGTGAAAAACGTCAGGCCGTGATTATCCGTATTCTGGGTAACCGGGTTCCCAACGCCTCGGTGGTTAATGCCTTTATGGACATTAGTTGCTGTTGCTGACAAATTCCCAAGCCCACTCCCTTTCGAGATAAGGTTAATCGTTTCACGATTTGACATTCTAATTACTCTCCCATTATAGGACTTGTTATCATGATTAAAGACACGGCCGATACCACTATTTCAGTGGTGAGCAAACTAGCCGGTATAATTGAATCTGCTAAAGGCTCAACGCTAACGGATGTAACGCGATCAACACGTGTTGAACCCATTGTGATGATGGAATCGCGTTTACGCAATGAACCGTTTATGACAGATGTACTTCAAACGCTTACTTCAATATTCACTGGCTACTATTTACAAGCCGTTGCGGTATTGACTAAAGTAAATGGCGTTGAAGTTGTCCGCACGCTAGATCGCCTAGCAACAGAACGCTCACCGGTTGACGCAATTGGGACTGAAGCGTATAAATACGCATTGCCAAACTACGAAACTAAAACGGTAGGTAATGTTGCAGTTTCTTTACTGCCAAGCGTTGAAGATCGTGGGCTTAATGAGTTAACCACTGTCAATAACCTAGCAGTAGGTAAATTGTTCGAGGTGAGTGTAGGTGTAGGTGAGCAGAAAGTCACCATCCCTATGTCTGTTCGTCTTAACGTAAAAGACATTAACACTCAAGGTTTGGTTCATATTTTAGCCGCCGGGGTTAAGGATAACAGCGCTAAAGAACGTTTCTACCGCTGGCGTGCAGGTGAACTTAAGTTTATCCAAGATTTGATTTTGTGCCAGGACATCATCGATGCTCGTAAGCAAGCTATGTTGGAAGATAAAACTGACACATTAGCACGTATTGAACAGCGTCGTAATAAAAACCGCCTATCCGGTATCCTATCAGGGAAAGCGTCACTTAATGATGCCTCTGGTATTGTTGTAGTATCAAGTGATACGGCTGCTGATATCGAAAAAGAAATCGGTGGTAAGTTAAGCAAGTTCAAACATCGTGAAGCATTGTTTAAAAATGCATTCGTCATGTTGATGGTTGTTGTTGATACTGAGTGGGAACGTGTCACAATCTATCATCGTGGTATTGAAGATGAGTCTGAGCTTAGCTATCGTGACTTGCAGACTGCTAACAAGCGTACTGGTCCTGATGTTGTTGAACTGCTTAAAGCTTTTCAAGCAGGTAACACCCCTCGTTATTAAGGAAACGAATTTATGAAACTGACAGCCCTTTTCTCATCGCTGTTACCGTCTACTTCTAAAGAGACGCTATTGGGTGATATTAACCTAATCCGTGAGTCTATCAACTTACACACGCTGCCTGTCTATAAGACGGCAGCTGACCTAACTCGCAAAGCACCACTTAAAGGTGAGATTGCTGAGGAGTTTGAACGTAAGGCTAAGCGCAATCTAGAGCTTTACAAAGACAACGCTATCCAGACAGTGCATACATCGCTTACACGCGCTGTAGCTAACCTGTCAGTTGTTGAAGAACTCATCCGTAAGAACATTGAACAAGATAGCTTAATGCGTGATGCCATGACATACACGCAGGCTAGCCTAATTCAATACGTTCAGGTTGCACGCTTCTGTTCTTCTTATGCACGTCGTCTTCTGCTGGTTATGACTGAAGAAGCATCAGAAGTATTGTCTGACGATTACAGCAAGTCAAGTAACCGCGAGATGGAATACGTCAAGCAGTACATGGATGGTTTCATTCGTGGTATTAACGCGATTGGTGGTAAGAAACAAGATACTGTAGAAGCCTTTGAAAAGATTCCAGATATCTTGTTAAACCCTGAAACGGTAGATGTGACCAAACAGACTGTGGGTATCAACCGCATGGATCCCTTTAAGTTTAACTTGATCCCTTATCGTTGGAATCCGATCTATCACCTTCGCATGGCGATTGCTAACTATCAAGTCCAAAATGCAAAACTTGCACAAGAAGAACTTGAGTCATTAGAGCTTCGCTTACTCCACCTTAAACAACGTCGAGACGGTAAAGAAAATGCAAGTATCGAACAGCAGATTAACCACACCCAAGGACGCATCGATAAGTTGCGCTACAAACTCCATCGAGATGAAGAGAAGGCTGCCTAACCGCCCACGCATGTATCGTAACTACAACGCCACGGTTTTTCAAAGTGGCTTAGTACAACCGTTCATCATGCGTGATGACGATACTTACTATAGTATCGAAGAAATCCATAATACGCTTCATGACTTTATGGAGAAAGTTGTTTATCGTCGCACCGATAACATCCCAATGGAGTTGGTGAATGAGTTTGTAAAGTATGCAATCTGGTTAACAGGTGGCAGTCACTTTTACGACGTGTTGATCACACAGTGTGATAATAACATGCTGAAAGATCAAACGCGTGACTTCTTAGTTGACACAGTTGAGATGCTTTCTACTGGCTCACGTAAAATGAACGTGTATACCTGGTTGCGTCTTACTACGGCATCTACCACAGAGTGGGGTGCGTCTAAGAAAGGACCTATCTCGGATCACTCTTTATATGACGCGTTAAAAACAACGTTGCCCGCTAACCCTATAGCGACATGGCTTGCCATGGATGGCGGTTTTGAAGACCTCCTGACAACGCTGTATATCTTATTTGCCCAAGCGAACTATGATCCTTGGCAGGTTACCCCTAACCGGGTGTAGTTTTACGTAAAACTATCCAAACGTTTAATTAAACAAAAAACTTAATATGGGAGTAAGACAATTATGTCTAACCGTTTAAAAACATTACTAGCCTCTACTGCACCAACAGTAGCAGTAGAAAGCCAGAAAGACAAGCCAGTAGAGAAAGCACCTGTTGTTGATCTTACCGGCCCTGCTCTAGAGCACGCTGAAGCAAACCTAGCGCTTGCTACCGTTGGTGTTGAACATGCTGATAGCGATGTAAACGAACTAATGGAAATCGCTGCAGGTCTTGAATCTATCTGTGGTGCTGCTTCTGCAACTATCCCTGAAGGCGGTCTTAAGCGTTCTGGCGCTGCTATGCTACACGTAGCGGTTGAAGGCTATGCTAACCGTTTAGGTTTGGAAGAGTCTTTCGTTCCAGGCATCGAGTCTTTCGGTTCTGAAGGCGAAGCTATCACAGCAACTCAAGTATCAGTTGAAGGTATCAAAGAAACTATTCAACGTGTTTGGGAAGCGGTTAAAGCAGCGGTACTTAAAGCGATTGAAGCAGTTAAGGCATGGTTTGCTAAGTTCTTCATCAACGCTGAGAAAATCAAAGCACGCGCTGAAGCAATCAAAGCAGGTGTTAAAGACAAAACTGGCGATGCGAAAGAATCAAAAGTTAGCGTTGGCTCTGCGGTAGCTAAATTGCACAAAGGCGGCAAGCTTGCTTCTGTTTCTACTGTAGCGGCTGAAGTTAAAACTGTACTTGGCAACGTAGTAACAGCACAAACTGAACTTACTAAAACTGCTGGTGAACTTGGCGATATCGTAGGTAAGGTTGCAAAAGAAAATGCTGAGAAAGGCGCTGAGCTATTAGTTGAAGCAGGTCTTAAGCTAGTTGAAGCACCTCAAGCATTCAAAGGCACGCTGGATCTTAAAGAAAGCACCGTTGATGGCGAGAAAGCTTACTTCTCAGACGAGTTGTTTGGCGGTAAAGTTATCAAGATGGTAGCGAATGAAAAGAGCTACTCTGCGTCACTTCAAGATAAGGCTGACGTGAAGCTTGACGATGCTGACAAAGAAGTATCAACGCTTGCAGTTGCTGACATCGAGTCATTGTGTGACCTGGTAATCGATTGTGCTGACGAACTAGCCGGTGCTAAAGATACTGTCTTTGATAAAGGTAGCGACGTTAAGAACGACCTACTTAAAGCCGGTAAAGATGCATCAGCTGCGTTAGGCGATGACGCTGATAAAGCAGTAGCATCTAACACTCAAGCAATGGTTCGCATGCTACCTACGTTTACACGTATGGTTGACCAGCCTTCAATGGCGCTTCTTGCACACTCTGCAAAAGCACTTGGTGGCGTTCTAGACATCGCAGCTGCTTCTTCAAAGCAGTACGAGTAAGTTAAATCGTAAGGTGGGCTTCGGTCCACCTTATTCCCTGTTAAGTTAGTTTATTAACAAACCCAACACGTAATTAGGATAGAATAATGCGTAACTTTTTTAAAGAACCTGTAGCGGTTAAACCAGCGCCAGTAGCGCTGAGTGTTGAAGAACAAGAAGATGCGCTAATCGCATCTGAAGAAAGCTTTCACGAATTCATTAAATTAGACGTTGAAAACCAACGCGCAATGGAAATTGCTGCGGGCTTAGAAAACCTAGCAACCGTTGCAGGTCATGTATCTGAAGCACGTAACACTGATCTTGCTTTCTTTGACGCTGGCCTTGAGCTTGCACTAGTAGGTACTGGTATCGGTACTGAAGAGATTGAGCCTGGTCTTGAAGACATGCAGGGTAAAACCATTTCAACTGAAGCGGTTAACCAAACAGTTGAGAAGATCTGGGAAGCGATTAAGAAAGTTATCGCTAACATGTGGAAGCAGATCCAAATCTTCTGGGGCAACCTAACCAAAGCAGCACCTGGTCTTAAGCTACGTGCTGAAGCGCTAACTGAAAAGGTAGCGGAAATGGGATCAGCTACTGCAGAAGGCAAAACCTTCTCTGCAGGTCGTTCTCTTAAAGTACTATCGGTTGACGGTGCAGTACCTAAGAAAGGTTCTGACGTTATCGAAGGTCTTTCTTTGGTTGAGTCTATTACTACTCACCTTTACGGTAAGTACAAAGAGCAGCTAATTAAAGCTGGTAAAGACATCGACGCTGCGCTAGGCGAATTCGATGTAACGTCTATCGAAACAGCACGCAGCTCACTTGACGCTGTTAGTAACGCATTTGCTACCATCCACGAGATGAGCGAGTTCAAAGGCGTTAAGATGGTTAAAGTAGGTCGCGATACACGTTTCAATCGTTCAGAATCTGTTGAAGCGGTTCACCTGCCAACTGACATGGCTATCTTCCACGTTGAAGCGCCGGTTGAAGAAAACGAAGATGTATTGGGTCGTGCCGAGCGTATCCGTAAGTCTTCTTTGGTTGTAATGCAGTCAAGCGAGCAAGAGTCTAAAGCGAAAGATAAAGAAGCCGAGATGGAAATCTTTGCAACATCTGACGTAGTAACTATTGCTGAGCGTTCTATTGCTATCTGCGACATGATTGCAGAACATGACGCTAAAGCGCTTAAGTCTATTGCTGACAACATCGTTAAGGCATCTGACGCGGTTAACAAGAAGTTTAAAGCAGCAAGCAAAGACGAAGCGGGCATCAGCTCTGCGTCTAGCTACGTAGATTCAGCGATGAAGTTCAACGTTGCCTTTACTACTGCATCAACTAAGTTTGAAGCACAGGTTTCTCGCGTTGCGATGACCACTGTTCGTGCAGCTCTTAGCGTTGCTCAGTCTAACTTATCTCAGTATAAGAAAGACAAAGCGTAAGCGTTAAGCGACACGTACTAAAGAAATCCCATTATCTGGGTCTTAGGCTAGGAGGATTTCCTCCTAGCTTTATGCCGTATATGTATGATGGGATATGCGGTCATTGGTTATCACGCGGGTTGTTGACGTAACATGTGTCTTCCTGCCAATTCGCAATTGATAACAGGGTGTAGGTTTTGGGTTGGGCTATTTACCTACACGCCTCTTTTCCAACGCACCATCATGGCACGGTGTTCTCTGGTAGGTTTTTTACCTGATTTTCCCTACCACTGTACGGTTCCTGGACAGACCGTCACACCTGTAGCTGTTGACCACCAGTGTGGTCGCTGAGAGGGATGGGGTCGTAGGGGCCCCATCCCTACTTATGCCGTCGGGGATGGTATGAATATAATTACCAGCCCATTAATTATGATTAGTATTAACCATGGAATGATATCATGCCACGTATAGCGTTAGATTGTGGTGATAGTTACGATAGCGTCATACGCCCAACTGTCATCCAAGTAATAGATAAAGTAAAGAAAGTCACCGGTCTAAGTAACGTGAAGACTCTATTTACAGGTGATCCTCAAAACACACCTCAAATTGGTGGCAGTCTAAATGGGGAGGCTAAAGATGTTTCGTTTTCAAATGAAGAATACTTACAACTAGAAGTAAGAACGCAATACGTCGATTCGGATATGTTGACTAACAATGTATTTGCACGAGGTAATATTCCTTTATTCAACGATCCTGAATTAGGTGTAGTGGTAACACCAGTGGTGGGTCATACGCAGGTTACCATCAGTGTTAAGTATAAGGCACAGAGTAAGAATAGCGCTGAGCGGTGGATAAGCGAAATCAAGCGCCGTACCGCCCAAGGGTTTAAAGAACTTATCCATGAAAGTGACTATCATTATCTCATCCCTAAAGAGATCCTAGTTATCCTAGATCAAATCCATCAGCGACGTGAGAATGTAGCGCCTTATGGTGAAGACCTTAACACGTACTTAAATAAACACTTCCACCCTAAAGTCACGTGGTTGTCTAACCAAAGCGGACAGCGTAAAGCACTAGGTGTGCGTGAACGTCAAACCAATATCCTAGGGTATTTCGATTTTGAATCAGTACCTGAACTTGAGAAAGGGGAAAACGGTAATTGGATTAGTACGTTTGATTACGTGGTGCAGTTTGACAGACCCCACTCAGTGGTAATGCAATATCCTTTAGTAGTACACAATCAACTATTGGATCCTCGTTTCTTTGATGATTCGGAAAACTTCAACCTTAATTTAGAGATGTACTTAAGCACAGCCTTTAATCAGGGATTAGATGTAATTGCACATCGCCATCGTCTTCCTGCCTTATCTACTATTATGGGGTATTCCGTTCCAGCCTTTGATGAGTGGTTACCTACTAGCGTCCCTATGGGCACCAGTACTATGGCGCGTATTTTACTTGCGGTCGATGAACAAAACCCTCGCTACTTGTGTAACATTGAAGAGCTGGGAGACTTTGCGCTAATTGATGAAGTGATAACCTATTTGAAAGAACGTCATGAGTTTGCAACGGTGCTAGGCGCGTGTCCAGTATTCTTTAGCCTCTACCAGGACCATACTCGTATGTCAGATAGTGTGTTAGCTATGGATGAGGAAGGTAATCTATTTACCACCGTAGATCTTTCTTTACGGCGAGTATATCACCTGCGAGTAGGTGTGTATAACGACTTAACGTTACTTAATCAAGAGACGTTGGAAGACATCCGTATCAATGGTCGTTTTGCTCAGATATTACTGACGGCACTTGAACCTCAATTAAAAGATGACCCTTTAATTGAATTGTTACCTGATGGTCGTATGCCTAAGCGTCAATTCTGGGACGCTATTGCAAAGATTAAAGGAACAAATGCCATGTACAAAAACAAGATAGAAGTATCGCGGTTTACTGTAGCCAGTTTAATGTTAACGGCCAACCGCCCTTCTCAGTACGCGTAGGAGTAAACTATGCCTTTAATGACACCCCCAAAGCCAGATGCACGTACACGTACCCAGATCGAAGATAAAGCAAAGACGATCAAAGACCTGGTTACACCTATTACGCATCCAGAAGAAGCTCAGAGAGCACATCTTGAAGAAGTGATAGATACGTCGTATTTACCGACAAACTCTTTACTAGCGCACGTAGAGGGCTCAGAATGGACGGTTAACTATTACGGTCAAGTTTTAACTAACGGATCTGAGGCAAACCCCCAAGCTTTAACGCAAGATGCAGTACATCAACAGTATCGTCTAATCACAGGTCTAGCTATTAAAGTAACCAGTGAGATCTCACAAGAGCAGAACGCTGAAGACGGGACATTTACTGTATCAGGCGCAGCCACCACTCTACCAGGTCTAGTACCTAATACGGGCGATATGTTCACTGCCGATGTAGGTGATGGTCGTGTTGGTGTATTCACAATAACCAGCTCACGCCGTATGAGTATGTTAAGAGACACGGTCTACGGTATTGAATACCAGATGACGTCTTTCTTAACCGGTGAGGTAGAACAAGATTTAAGTGAGAAAGTTGTTGAGACGCGACATTTCAACAAAGATTATTTACTTAACGGTGAAGATCCTTTTTTAAGTACCAGCGATGCGGTTACTGAGAAAGACCTTAAATCTGATTACTACACGTTAATTCAACATTACCTTCAAGCGTTCTACAGTAGAGAATACAAAACAGTACTACTACCTGATAGTAACGGTAATACGGCATCGGTGTATGATCCCATGGTGATGAAGTTATTCCATTTGATCATTTCACGTAATGACGTGTTTGGTATGGAATACCCTACTATTAAACAAGTAGGTGGTGACGTTGAAACGGACACCCTCACGGTATGGGATGCACTACTTAAGCGTGAGCCTGACCTTTTACGCTTTGCTGCAACGCAATATCGTAAAGTCCCTGCCTCTGCCTTTTCCGTTCAACCGTTCTTCTCATCGATTGCATTAACGGGAATTGAAGAGGTTATTTGGCCTGCCTCTGAGCTGACGCACAAAGAAAAGCAAGCGGGTATTAAACGTAGCTCGCTTATCGATGCGTTAGATGACGAGGGTGCTGATAACTATCAAACGCCTGATTCTGTAGATTTCTACGAGCCAGATATGGATGGCTACTATGTATTTAGTAAGCCGTTCTACGATGGTGATACGGAGTCTATGTCTAAATTAGAATACATGGTTGATCAGTATCTAGATGGGGATAGTCTGCGCTTAGGAGATATTAAAGCTATCCTAGAGAAGCTTTATCAGGCCACACCACTTCAGCAGTATTATCACATACCAGTGGTATTACTACTGCTTAAAGTCTTTGTTAGGAATTTATAACCATGGCTAGTAAACCCAAACACTCTAATGCATTTAAACTGTTTAACTATCCCTTTACCATCTGGGTAGCTAACATGTATATGGTGTCTGAAGTTGAAGCAAGAGAAGTCGGTACTTTTTCAACCGGTAATATGGCAGAAGACCAACAACTTGCCCAACAAGAATGCCGTCGCATGGTAACCATTTCTAAGATGGTAGAAATCGTAGAGATGGGTGGGAGCTTCAGTTTCATTAACGGTGAAGACGCACAACGCGCCTATGACATCATTGTCGGTCACTTAAGCGACTGGGTGGACGCGATCAATAATCGTGTTAACATTCGTCGACCCCCTAAAGATGACCTACGTCAGCTAGATGCATTGGCGGCAATGATCTATAAGAGTGCACGTATTCGCATGGTATCTGATACGTCTGTACCTAAGTTAGTACAGAAACTATTGAATATGTCACCAATGGCTACCCCTCAGAAACTTGTTAAGGACAGTGTAGCTAAGGATCACAAACACCCCATCACCGATATGATAGCGGATGTTGGCGAACTTAGGGATATAAGACGATGGCGGGATTAGTAGATGAAACGGCGCTTTATAACGATGTCATTGATGTCATTACCACGCAGTATGACGACGTGGACGAGCGCAAGCGCCCCGATAAACACTATCGTTATCGTTTAGAACTTTACGTTGGTGATACGCCTTACGAGGCGATTAAAGTAGTCGCCGTTGATGTACAGCGTGACTTTCAAAACGAGTTTAGTGAATCCCTTATTGTTGAAGCGGTATTAGGTGTGGGCACATACGCCCACGCCATCTATCCTAATAAACAAGGACTCACCGCTAAGCTTTATCGACAGTTGGTATTGACGGCAGCTAACGGTAAAATTGTAACAGATAGCGCTGAGGAGTCGTGGGATTATCAATGCATCATCGTAGGGGACCAGTCCCCGTCAGTCGTGGCATCTACCGAAGCAACATCAGACCAGGAGACCGGAGATCGTTCAGATGTTATTAACGTAGAGTTACAACTTATCGAGCAGATTGTTGATGAGTTTCGTGTTGTAGAGGTAGGTGGGATCTTTAAAGACTGCACGGTAAAGCAGATACTTACGCTATTCTTCGCTAACGTACAGCGTCCTGAAACACCCCCTAGCTCGTTAACGGTAACCTCTGAGGATTATCTTGAATGGCGTCTTAAAAACCTTGTAAGTGGCGCACACATCATAGAACCAGACAATACGCGTGTCTATGACCACATCGTTATACCTCACGGTACGCGGTTGGTTGACTTGCCTAATTATCTGCAGAAAACTTATGGTGTTTATAAGACGGGGATGGGGTATTTCTTCCAAAAGACTATATGGTTTATCTTTCCCGCCTATCATACACGTCGTTATGACAGTGTTGAACAAACTCTCACTATAGCTAACTTGCCTGCTAATCGAATGCCTGGGGTAGAAAAGACATATAAGGTCAACGACCCCATTAAACATTACGGTAAGGTTTATATGTTGGCTACAGGGGATGTGGTGCAGAAAGACCATAGTGAGCGTCGTCAGATGAATGATGGTAATGCCTATTACCACGTCAATGCAGACAAGGTTATGGATGTGTTCAGTACTACCAGTGCTAACGTAACCACCATTAATGACGAAGACCATGAAGTCCAAGCTGCGGTAGAGAGTCGTATCCATACTAACTTCCTTAAGTTAAGTAAAGATGCCATTACGCATAACGCGTTTGTTGAAAACAGCAGGCTATCTAGACAAGTAGGCTCTCATGTTCAAATACGTTGGGAGAATGCAGATATTGACCAGGTGTATCCTGGTATGCCTGTACTGCTACTCTACATCTTAGATGGTAACGTGGCTAAACTTTACGGCACATTACAGCGTATCGACCAGGACTCTACCGCTATAGAACCTGGACCTACCGAACACCGTCATTTAAGAAACGCGGTTATTACCGTTTGGGTAGAGCGTGATAAAACCGATTAACCTAAACACCTACATTACTAAAAGGAGACTATCATGAGTGATGGTTTTGATGATTTTGATTTTGATATCGACGAAGCAGCACTAGAGCGTGCAAATGCAGAACGTATGGCAGAGCAAGATGAAGAAGCGAAAGCTTTAACGGAAGGCGATGTCGATGGCTGTGAAGGCGGTGCATGTAAAATCTAAAGAACTATAGGGAAGACTTTCGGGTCTTCCCGTTATGCCCTTAAGGAAACTAAAGGTAAAAAATCATGAAAGAAGATATTAAAAAATTATGTCAGTTGCGCGGCGTAATCGTTGAGGTTATATCTAAGCCGAAACTAACTGAATGTCTAAGTAAAGAACTTGATGAATTAGACATGTCTATACGTGAGCCATTAAGAACTATAGATGACTATATCGCCCTAGCGAATGAGTTAGAAAACGCTATAACAAAAACTGTGTTTATTGAATCATTACTTGTAGACCATGACGAGATTGATTATGCAAACGGGAAGATGGTTTTTACATCTAATCTTAGCGCAGTATTCAGGCGAATACATTGCGCGGTCGTAGTTAATGGACATTGTCTGGTGTCTGTTCATTCTACGTCAGGTCTCTGGTTGTTAACGTTAATGCCATACATAACGTCATTAACTCTAGTTCTTGATGAAACTAAATGCTCTGTGATTATAAATAAGCTCGATAATACTACTGACAGCAATCAAGGTATCTTTAACCAGCCTACCAGTCCGTATAAAGGCATGAAGGCGTGGTCAGAAAACGCGGATTTTACATTTACTAAAAAACCAAGCAAGACTTAAAGGACAAGTAATAAATGGCTAGAATGAAACCCTTAGATGTCAAAGCGTATCAGAGAAACCAAACTCGGGTAGCTCAGTTGTTAGACATCGCTGAAGGGTCACCCGAACCCGTTAAGGCTTTTAATGCGTTAATGGTAAACCATATCAACAGCGACTTACCCACTGCTCGTAGTTTTAGACGCCAAGCAGTAAAAGGCGAATTCCCTCGCCCCTTTAAAGCCTGGAATGCCATCGAGCGACTTATGACGCACCATGGGTTAGATGTACGGTTTGATAAAAGTAGTGAAGCTATCTGGCTACATAGACAGCATCACCCTCTACACGCTAAAAATGGATTTCCCTTTAGGCGTGATCTTAAACTTACCATGGAGATGATCAACTGGATTAACACCCATCCTTGCATTATTAAACCAGTAAATCAAACTGCGCTTTTAAAACTAATACAAGCACCTGACTCTCCAATAATCAGGGCAGGTGACAGCTAGTATATAAATACACACTGCCTTTAAACTATTATGAGACGTGTTCTTTAAACACGCTTACACCTTTTAAACCAAAATAATAAATTAATGGATTATTACAATGAACAATTCAATCCCTTTAAATACCGTATTTCATTCTCCTAAACACCGTGTTGCTGACAACGCTAAGCGTCTGATTACCCTAACTAATCTGTCGCATTTTAAACAAGTTGTAGGCGCACTACATCCAGCTAAGGGTCTACCTACCGCCTTGGTTGATCAGTACAGCATTGACATGAATGTGTCGTCAGAGTGCGTTACAGCATGTCTGGAGTGGGTGTGTCGTGTAAACCGCTTGGACAATGCTCAACTGCGTATCCTTGCGTTAACTAACATCATGTCAGGTCGTCTGTATGAAGAAGACTTGCTGACTAATGTTCATTTAGATGAGATCGAGCAATTGCATAACGACCCTCACGCAATAGACCTAACTGCTATTGAAAAAGCAATGAACATCCATCGTACTACTATATGGGATCGCCCTACTATATCGTGGTGTGAGATAGAAGCCATGGGGCAGTACGCGCCTACGCTTACAAAAACGTTTTACCGGTTAATTAACGGCAAGGCATTTATTAAAGAAAGTGTTTGCATATAAGGATAGGTAATGAGCAACAATGCCAATTTAATAACTGTAAGGCAGGAAGCCAACAAAGCCCGGATGTTTTTAAAGCAGTTTCTTGATCCGTCTTTGGACAGACGAGCAAGTAATTTCATCCAGGGATTCAACAACGTTTACGAAGCATCGCTCAGACAACTAGAAAACTTCCAATTCCGCAACACCTCATCGGTTACACTAACACACGTTTTTAATACTGCTGAGATCAACGCGTTGGGTCTAAGTGAACCTGCCGCGCGTGTAACTATGGCTGTAGTTAAACACCTGCCATACACGGCTATGCAAAATGCCATATATCAAGATCTTGTTAATGAAATTGTAATGTTACCAGATAGCATTCCTACCGTTAAAATAGGTCGTGGTATCTTTGCTAGGAATAGGAAGTCAGTTATTAACTTCAACGTGATGCTGCAGGATAGGGTATTAGATTGGTATTTGCGCCATATATTAATACTGGGTAACATCCTCATACTCGAACGACACGTCTGTACAGGTAAGCCATCGTCCGCTTTACTAAAGGCTTGTGCGGAACGTGCAACGAAGTTTGCTGTGCTATATCAAGAATTATTAAAACGCTCACCCCTTTTAAAGGATATAATAAAATGAAACAAAAATCAGTAGGACTATTCACCATACTACTAGCTACCGTTGCTATTGGTATTATCATGTCTGCAAGTACCGGTTATGCAGCGGACATTCCTAAGTCATTCCCTACCAGTGTAAAATGGATGGTAGAGGACATCCACAAACCCCCATTGAACCAGACGTTTTATTGTGGGTGTGCTTTTAAAGATAATAAAAGTGTGGATTATTCAGACTGTGACTATCAGCCTGTTAATATAAACGGCACGCGCGCTAACCGCATTGAAGCTGAACATGCCATGCCTGCGGTTATGTTAGGTGGTGGGTTAATGTGTTGGGGTGATACACGTAAAGATATTCCTGCGTGTTATGAGTCGGATGGGGATTTGTTATCATCTAGAGCGTGTTGCGAGAAAACTAACATGATCTACGAGCGGGCGCAAAACGACTTAGTGAATCTAGTGCCCGCCATTGGCGAGCTTAATAACCTACGTTCAGACAAGTTGTTTTCAAATATACATGGTGAGGGGCGTGACTTTGGTAGTTGTGATGTTGAAGTCAACCAAGAATATGTAGAGGTGCGTGACGTTATGCGTGGGGATGTAGCCCGCATCTTTCTGTATATGTTAGATGCCTACTCATTACCACTTGATATTGTAATAAGCGATAAAGAACTCATGCATCTCTATTATTGGGATTTAAAAGACCCCGTGAGTGATGATGAGCGTTTACGTAATCAGCGTATCTGTGAAAAACAAGGTAGTGGTAACCACTACGTAGGTGAATGTGAATAATTAGGGAGGGCTTCGGCCCTCCCCTTATGCCTGAATTTAAATAGAGAAATGGTTTATGAATAAACTAACACCGTTTATAGATTTTGATACGGGTGACTGTAAGAAGCCACACTATCTTAAACCTGAGACCAAGGGTCAGGGTATAGTACCACGAAAAACTAGCCAAGTTGAAGTACGACGTGTACCGCCAGATTGGAAACATCCAAAAGATAATGAAGGAAACTATATTCCTTTATTCGATGGTTTGTTAGTAGAAAAGCACAATTATAAAATTATGCTATATAAGAGTCGAGCAAAAGAAGGGTTTGCTACTATCGACGGGCTGCTATATTGGATGGGTGCTCCCTTTATACCCTGTGAAGACGGTTTAATTGATCCAACGCATGCAACTCAAGGTTACACTGCCTTTGAAGCTACATCGTATTGTCTCTATGATACTACTACATTAGGTACACCAAAGTCCCCTGTATTTGATAGTTTAAAAGATATGGCTGCTTGGATTAAACAAGACAACGACGGCCGAACACTTAATCACATTTTGGCTAATTTAGTTAGCTTGTTACAATAGGAAACCTTATGTCTGATTCAACATTTAACATAGAAGACAAGGCCAAAGATGTGGCAGCACGTCTTCGTAGTCTAGCAGACGCCATAGAGACAGGCGAATATGACTACCAAACCAAATTGTCAATCAAAGGCTTTAGTTTCAAATATGAACTTGAAGCAACACGAAAAGTAGAAGTGCCTTTACCCTTTAATAGTAACGAGGAATGTTCTAATGTTTAAACTTCTTTTATTAGTGGCATTATTGTGGGTGGCGTACGAGTACTATAAAAAATGCACACCAGTTATCGCCGACATGCGTATCCTAAAAGATACCAGCATGACGTACCAGGAATGGAACACCAACGTCTTTAATCCCGCACTGGTCAAAGCGTATCAAACTAAACGCCATGTTAAAGTTATTCGCTACGAGGATGACACTAATCGTGGTAGAATTAACGATAAGTTTGAGATAGACAAGCATTTATTAGAATGGATGCGACCTCTACCTAAAGTAGACTTTGAATAAATAAGAAGGGTTAACGCCCTTCTTTTTTTGCCGTCAATGTTGTATTTAACAGCCCTTAGGGATCTTATAATACTAAGGAGAGTGACTATGGGCGCTGAAGCTATAACGATGTTTAGGGGCGAATATTCGTTCTTAAGTAACTTTTACATATTAGAAACCCCGCTTCCTGAGAACGCTATATTTAAAACACGCTCACATCCCCTGTTTTACTTTGCGACCTCTGAACACGCTTACGTAGCCTGTAAGACTGATAATGAAGAGATTCGCAGATATATTGCAAGTCTATATAAACCCGGTGAAGTTAAGCGCTATGGACGATCTATCGACATCGTAGACAATTGGGATGATATCAGACAAGCATGTATGTGGGATGTGTTATATGCAAAATTCACCTTTAATCCCCATTTAAAAGAAAAGCTACTTGCTACTGGTGACCGAGAACTAGTCGAAGGGAATTGGCATGGTGATAAATACTGGGGCGTGTGTATGCGCACCGGGGAAGGTAGCAACCATTTAGGACGTATGCTCATGGAGCTGCGTGATTACTTTAGAGATATAGAGGAATAACCATGATCTTACCAAAGAACTTACCGTCAGCTGAAGTACAGTATCTTGACCTTTTACGTACAACCATGGAGCACGGTCACGACATTCGCAATGATCGTACTGGGATGGTCTGCCGCACAGTTACAGGTGCGGTGATGTATTACAATGTAGGAGGGGGTGAATTTCCTCTTACCACTACACGTAAAAGCTATTGGCGTAAGGCGATTAGAGAACTCTGCGGCTACTTCCGTGGGTTTAGCAGCGCAGCGCAGTTTAGAGACCTAGGTACTGATAGCTGGGATATCAACGCTAATGAAACACGTGCATGGTTAGATAACCCTCATCGTAAAGGTACGGATGACATTGGTTTGGTTTACGGAGGCGTAGCTAAACGCTGGCCAACGCATGACGGCCACACCATGGATCTATTTAAAAAGGTCTACACTAACCTTAAAGCAGGAGTAGATGATCGCGGCGAGATCGTTACGTTTTGGAATCCAGGTCTTTTTGAATTAGGTGCGCTAAGACCATGTATGTATAGCCACACCTTTACACTGTTAGGCGACACACTTCACATGACGTCGACTCAGCGTAGCTCTGATGCGTTTTTAGGTGTGAATTGGAATATGATGCAGTGTTATGTTTTCTTAGCGGTAATGGCTAAGATAACAGGTCATAAGCCGGGTTGGGTTAAACATGACCATAATAACTTCCACATCTACGAAAACCATTTTGAACAGGTGACGGAACAGTTGAGTCGTGATCCCTATGAGATGCCTACAATAAAGTTAAGTGACCGTATCACGGATTGGGACTATGTGGTTAACCATATGACCGATGAAGACTTTGAGGTAATAGGTTATCAGTCACACCCACCTATTTCAGGTAAAATGTCAGCATAAGGAACTTACATGATTGAAGAGATCATACAGACCCATGGCGATAAAAACGTAATTGCAAAAAGTGCAGATGGCAATCAGATAACTAAACTTGGCGTTGCTAAAGATGCCTTGAGTTTATTTGAGGATGCGCTATTTACCAGTTACTTCATTGAAAACAATCATGTGGTCATTATAGCCACAGATGATTTCTTTAATTTACAACCAGGATTAAGTTAGTTGTTATGTTGATACCAGATTACGCTATAGAGTCACTTTGTACGGGTGATTGTTCTATCGAAATTGATGGAACGATTGTCAATAATAAAAAGCGTCCTATGATTGAGCCATTCATTAATACGTCGGTGAAAGTTAACGACAACGATCAACGTATTCCTAGTTATGGCCTTAGTAGCTTTGGGTATGATGTCCGTCTTGCCCCTGAGTTTAAACTCTTTAGTAAACCTAACGATGGTCGCATTATCGATATCATGAACTTTGATGAGCGTGAGTTTGTTGAAGAAGTGAAGGCCGACAGTGTTATCCTGCCTCCAGGTGGGTTGTTGCTATCTCGTACAGTAGAATACTTCTCTATTCCAAATAACGTCATGGGTACATGTTCTAATAAGAGCACATGGGCACGTATTGGCATGTTTAGTCTGGTAACACCGCTGGAGCCAGGTTGGGAAGGTAACTTAGTGGTGGAGATCACTAACTGTACTAATCTACCCATGCGTATATACGCAGGGGTGGGTATTGCGCAGATAGAGTTTAAAGCATCTAAGGTCCGCCCAAACGTCACTTACGGTGATAGAGGGGGCAAGTACCAGGGTCAGACAGGTATTACCGGCAGTAAGCTATAATGACTAAATAGTTAACTAAAGTAGGGCTAGTCCCTACTTTATGCCGTATCCGTAACATTTATACCTCTATATTACCTTAGTGAATAAATACAATAATGTATTATTCTTTAAACTAAATAAGGTATTAAACCCATGCGAATTACACAAACATTTACCATGACCCGTACAGAAGTTGCTGCTTTTCGCGAACAGTCTAGTCAAGCTATTGACTTACTTAAACCACTAGCTGCAGAGTTGATGGGTGAGCAAAAGACTGAAGCCCAAGCAGCGAAGCTCCTAGAGCAGTTAAAAACCTCTATAACTGTTGATGTTAAAGTTGCAAATAAACTAAGCACGGTGGGTTACCTGCTACGTATAAAAGATGATGTTGAGGTCGTACTGACCGTTGATGTTGATGATGAAGTATTTACCGAGCTAATGGCTTACGGTGTAGATCT